AAATTTTGATTAAGAATCTTTTTGAGGTCTTTCTCTGTTGTGCTTGAGTTTGCTCCTAGGTGGATAACTATATCTTGGTCAAAAACATTCGGTAAACCAGAGTCCCCAAGATTAATGTCAAATTTTGTTACATTATAGCCCCTGTGAGACAAGTAAGCAGCCAAGTTAGATCCTATGAATCCTCCTCCGCCCGTAATTAATACTCTATTCGCTCTCACAATTACATTCGAGATCAGGAATACACTCTTGTATCAAGTTTTTAATAAGATGCTCGCTAAAATCAGACTCCTTAATCTCTGCCAAGACTTTATTAAGCTCCTCGTCTCCTGTGTCATCATCCAACTCTACTTTTTCAAAAAAATCAAAATTATTCTGAAACGTGTAGTTTTGCACAACTTCAATTATTAACTCATCATTTTTGAATGATTTATTTATAGAAAAAGAAGAATGCCCATTTGAAATATGGATGTCTTCTTTCGCTTCTGTTAATTCTAATAAGCCTCCCTGTATTTTGTAATTTTTTAAAATCCAGATTTTCTTAGAATATTTAGTAGAAGATTCAAACTTGATATCAGCATCAAAAGACAAACTTTGATAAAGTTTATCGTCTAGGAACTTGACCGTATAAGGCATTATAATTACCTTACACCTATTCTTTTGTTTCGCCTTTTCTGTTTTCAGCAGGAGCCTCTTCAACTTTAGATTGAAGCTCCTGTAATGCCGAAGACTTTTCGTCATCAGACATTTCTTCTATATTCCGCTCAACTTCTTGAGCAGCGAGACTATGCATAATGTTAATTGCTTCCGCCAAAGTAATGCTGGAAACCATTTCTGAGGTTAAATAAGATTTTAACTTACTAGTGTCTTCTTCGGTCATATCAGTCTTTTTCTTTGCTTGCGTAAATTCTAATATCTGGCTGGTTTGACCCCTTCTCTTTGAAGGAATTTGGAAAGCAGACAATTTTAAGGTCTCTGCCCTCAGAGTCTTTAATAGATCCACTATAGTAAGATTGCTTTTGACCATCAACCCTCCAAAGAGCGCCTAGTTCACGTTGCTTCCATTCGTCACTCGTTGTTGACCCTGCTTCTGTTGTGTTATTATCACTCATATTATCATTCATAATTATTTGTTCGTAAATCTTCCTTGGACGCTTTTCCAAAACTTTTCTTTACCAAGTTCAAGGTAGCGTTTTTTTTGAAGTTTGTAAAGCTTTTTTTGAATATGATTGCCGTTTTTTTTATCATAGCCGACTAATTCACGTATTCTCTTAGCAGTAGAGCCACTCATGACATATGATCATGAGTTGTCAAATCTTTTTCAACAAAAAGTTTGATATTTTTCTCTCCAGACAAAACCCTACCCGAAACAAAAGGAGTTATTTCCGACAGGACTTTTTTGCTCAAAGCATCAACTTTAAACTTTTCTTTTTGAATCTGGTTTACAATTTCTTTTATGTAATTAAAGTCAAAAGTCAGATCTATGTCGCTGTCTTTTAATCTATTTTTTAATCTATTTAATTTGAAAAAGAGAAGTCTTCTCAAGCCTCTCTTGTTTAGCTCCTTCAATGAGAAACATTCATCAACAAGAGATAAAATATCTGGATGAATAACAAGATTATCTTTGCCTGATGACACTTTTTGAAAACCCATTGAAGATTGACTACTAGAAATAGCACTGGTTAAAAATATTTTACAATTCGTAAAATCAGCAATATCCCCATTACTCATTTGTAGCTGACCATGTTTGAGGATCTGGTTGAACAATGGAATTGCCGAAGGATTAACTTTATGAAAATCATCAATAATGATTACGCTATTAGGGGAAATTAGAATTTTTTCACAAATAGATGTATTATTGCCATTAGAGGCCGCAATTTTATGAGGAGCATAAGAATCAGAGAAATGCACTCCACTATAAGATAATACGTCTACCGAATTCCTCTCCAGACTATCCTTTAATAATTTTGCAAAATGAGATTTGCCGCTAAATTTAGGGCCGCTTACAATAAAACAATCTGGAGATGCAAAATTATCAGTTGATCTAATGCCAAGGCTAGATAAGATTATTTTTTCTTTTAATTTCCTTAGAAAGTCCTTTTGTCCAATGAGCGACTCTCCAATAATCTCAAATGTTTCAGAGGCAATCCCTCTATCGTTCAAGGGGTTTTTTTTCCGATCAAAAAAGTCTTTCAAATGGCAAAGTTTAACTTTTGGGGTTTTTTTAGATAAACCTTTGGTCCATTTTTCCAAAGATACATTTAACTCCTGCAAAAGTTCCACATAATCTTTGTCGGGATCTAAGGCAGCAGCCATTGTTTCTATTTGCTGGTTTTTAATCAATGGGTCCGTCTCCCAATAACTCATCTTTGATTTCGCCCCACAATGATCGACAACATCAATAGCCTTATCAGGGTAAAATTTATTTGGAATATACTTTTCACAATAATCAATAATATTCTCCAAGAACGAGTCCGAATACTTAACGCCATGAAAATCTTCGTAGTAAGAAGTTATCGTAGGGAGAATTTTTTCCATTTGAAATCTAGATGGCTCACGAATCGAAATACGTTCAAACCTACGATCCAATGCTGTGTCTTTTTTTATTGTATTTGTATACTCATTAATGGTGGTAGCTCCTATGCAACTTATCGTTCCTCTAGCTAACTCTGGCTTAAGTATATTTGATGCCTCTAAAGAATTACTTATGCCTCCCCCAGCGCCAATTAAAGTGTGAACCTCATCAATGAATAGAATTAAATTGCTGTATTTTTTAGATTCAGTGATAAAATCCTCTAGGCGCTTTTCAAACTGACCTCTATATTCAGTGCCAGCAACCATGCTAGACAAACTAACAGAGTAAATAACCTTGTCAGATATAAGCTCTGGAACGTCCCCAGAAACTATTCTAGAGGCCAAGCCCTCTATTAAAGAAGTCTTTCCTGTCCCCGCTGGTCCGACAAGCAGAGCATTGGGTTTCTTTTTTCTACAAAGAACAGTGGATATCTCCTCTATCTTTCCGTCAAAATCAACAATGTTATCGAAATCTTCATTTAAAGATTTTAAATTTAAATTTTCAGCAAATTGAGAAAGAATCTCGTTTTCAGAGAACATGTCAATCCAGTCTTTTGGAGCACTAGAAATAGTCTCTACTGAATCATCGCTAAGGTCAATGTCTTTTACGATTAGTGAGCACTCTTTAATAATATCAAATGCTATTTCATTAAAGTTTTGCTCGCCCAAGGGAAATAATGTTTTAACAACCTTGGGAGATGAGGTCGCCTCGAAGAACGCCATTAAAATAACTTCTGGAGGAATATAATCTAATTGAAAACTTTCCATTGAAATCTTCTCTGCTTCTTGGAGAAGATTTCTTACGTCCGTCTTTAATACCTTCTTAGTGTATTTATTTTTCTTTTTCCGACTTAAGACATTGCGAGATTCTTTTAATAGATCTTTTAAATCTATATCAACTTTTTTAAGAAGAGAAAAACAAGAAAGACTTAAATCATTAATAAAACAATGAAAAAATAAATCTATATCAGCTCCATTTCTACCAAGGACACCGCATAAATTTTTAGTATCTTCTAATACTCCCTCTATGTGAGGAGTAAGCGGCAAACTAGTCATTCCTCACCTCCCTTAATTTCATGTATATATCTGTATTAACTAAATTGATTTTGTCAACGAAGAGAGCATCACTACTCTTCGACCCATTTATAACGATAACTTGACTTTTCGCAATCTTTTTCCCACTATCTAGGAAATTAGATAATTTGTTTTCCCTCCTGTTGTCCATAAACAAAAAGTTCCTAGTGGCGGTGTTATCGCAAATAGTTAATAGCATATACTTATTATCATTTAAAGAGGTTCTCACAAAGAAATCCTTAACCTCTCCAACAACTTGAAATGTCTCACTATCACTAAAGCCCTCTAGATCCTTTAAGTCAACTAAAGATGAATATTTATCCAAGAAACAATCTCGTAAATTATGGGAGTAACTATAGCCAAGTAGTGCGGTCTCATACCTCCAATTTGCAAACATTTCATGTTTCCTATTTTGAATATATATTTTTTTATAGCCATCAAATTTCTTTTTAAAAGTTTCAAATCGCTTCTCTTTCATTATCGGCCTATTGTCGTCTCCTAAAGTCTGCTTTTTGCGGACTTCTGATATAGCATCCAAAATATCATACCCGAACACCTCTCCTGTTTTTGCAAAATTTCTTTTTTCTCTATCAGTTAGCAAGTTAAATGATTGAGCTTCTAGCACCATACGAGTTCTATTGGTTCCCGCCCCATCCATGGTCCCAGCTTGAATTAAAGCCGCTAAAACGGAAATATTAATCTCGCACTGTTTGGCCGCTAAGAATACCTCATATTTATTTGCAAACTCTCTACCCCTAAAGTCAATTAGGCTCTGTATAGACTTTAAAGATATACCCTTTATGCTATTTAGCCCATACCTAATGTCATTCCCCTCGATTTTAAAATTAAAATCAGACTTGAACAAACAAGGAGGTAGCATTTTAAACCCAAAGTCCCCTAATTCTTCATTCACACTAGAAACAACTTGCAATGGATCTGGGTCAAATTCTGAAAACTCTAAAATTGAAAGGAAAAATTCTTGCGGATAAGTATGTTTTAGAAAAACTGTTTTAGCAGCCAAGTCAGCATAGGCGAAACTATGAGATTTATTAAAAGAGTAATTAGAGGCTGCAACTAAAGAATTCCAATAAAAGTCACTAATCTCTTCTCCTAATTTCTTCTCTACTCCAGCCTCATAAACTCTATCCTTCCACTTGGGCATTTCATCAACCTTCTTTTTCCCCACAATCCTCCTTAGCGTCTCCGCTTCTTCTAAGGTTAATCCAAATACTTTGTGAGCGATTTGCATTAATTGCTCTTGATACAAAATCACATTTTTTGACCAAGATAAAATCTTATCTAATTCGGGATTTAAGTTTAATTCTACAGGCGAGCCTTTTTGATCTATGTAAGAGTCCACAAACTCTAGTGCTGCAGGTCTAACAAGCGCCATAACATCTGAAAGCTCATTAATGTCTATTGGCATTACCTTCTTGCAAACCTTGAAATTTGTTTCAGCAGAAATTTGGAAAAGACCCACTGGATGCTTAAAATTCTGAAGAATATCATAAATGAATTGATCATTAGGATCAATATCCTCTATTTTAATTCCAACTTTATCGCAAGTTTTATGAGCGATAGTAAGAGTCCTTAAACCAAGAATGTCAAACTTGACCATTAAGTCTGCCACATCATTCATGTCATAGCCAGTAATTAAGTCTCCATCTTTTGTCCTCTGCAATGGAACTATTTCTTCAATTTTTTGAGAACAAATTGCAATACCAGAGGGATGCACTCCAGTATTTTTAGGCAAATTCTCTACTTTGAGAGCATTTTCAAAAGTTTTCTTATGACTTTTAACCCATGTCTTAAATCTATCGCTTTCTTCTTCAGCCTGTATTAATGAATTTACTTTGCCGTGTAGCTTTGGTATCATATCTGAAACCTGATTGGCTTCAATTTCCCTAGCTTCGTCAAAATATTTTGTAGCCTCCCTTATGCAAAGCTTAGAACTAAAAGTATTAAATGTTAGGATCTTCGCTGTCCGCCCCTCATGCTTTTTCTCAATATATTCTATAACCTTGTATCTTTGATCATATGAAATATCAGAGTCAACATCTGGCAAAAGACTACCAACAAGAAACTGCTTGCCCCTTTTGTCTTCTACTTTCTTGGCTCTTGATTTAGAAACAAATCTCTCAAAGAAAAGATCGTGTGGTATTGGGTCTATATTTGTTACCCCAAGAAGATAAAGAACAAGAGACCCAGCAGCAGAGCCTCGACCAGCCCCAGTAGGAATATTATTGTCATGACAAAAGTTTAAAACATCCCAGTTAAGAAGAATATAATCTGTAAAGTCAAGATCTACAAAAGTCTCTAATTCCTGTTTAGCCCTAGCAAAATAAACTTCTTTATTGTCGTAGTTTACGATACCTTTATCTTTTAAGCCTTTTCTAGCAAGTTCATATAATATATCATTATTAGAACTATCAAGATTAAGGCCAAGTTCATTTAGTTTATCTTCATTGATGACTGTTTTAGGCAACTCTACTCCAGCAGGTTCACAATCATCATATGGTGTAAAATCTTCAAACATTATAGATCCATGTGTTTTTTAAGTTTCAAGAAAATCTGATAACACATTTTAATGTCATACATAGCGTTATGAAGCTTGGACTCATCAAACTCTATGCTGAAAAATTTTAATAATTGGTTTTGTGAAACTTTAGCCTTGAGACTGCGATCATTAATAATCTTATATTGCCAGCTAAGTATGTCGCTCTTTGGCTTATCTAATTCTTCTCTGTATGCTTTGCCAAAAGCTCTCGTATCATATATTCTAGGAAGATAAGAATAGTCTGGCTCTTGACCCAGAAGCCTTTGCAAAAGGGCGACCATATAAACATCAAAGCCTAGTAAGTTTTGGCCCACAATAATGTATTGAGGGTCGAACAAGTAAGTTTCAAATTTAGACCATACTTCCGATAGTGATCGGGACTTTTGATTATAAAGGCCCCAGTCAAATCCAGTTAGTTTTTTGACCACCTCTGGTATGTTAAGCTCTTTATGAGAGATAAATTCATCGTGTTCTTCTAGGATTTTATTGCCCTGACAAACTATCCAAGATAGCTGCCAAGTTTTAGAAGAGTGTAAATTTAAACCTTCCGTTTCTGTGTCGAAGACTAAGTATTTTTGATTACTTGGTAACATTTTCTAAAAAGGATTCGTATGAAAATTCATTGGAGCAAAAATTATCTAAACGTGGATTACTGTAAGTTGGGACTCTACCTTGCTTCCTGCTACAAACAGCCTTATACATCTGGAAGGCTTCAAAGTCTTCTTTGTTTCTGTAATAAATGCTCTTTGCGTTTTCTGTTTTTACTCCCAGTCTTTTAAGGGCTAAGCTGATTTGAAAGTCAAATGGATGACCATTCGCCTCTTCAATATAAAAATGATCATAATCATCTAAAGAGAGATTGCAAAGGCCAAAGTGAAAAATATTATTGTAAACATAAGAGTCGTAAAATGGAACCCCTATACTAACATCCTCAAGTTTTGATTTACTTAGATCTGATAAACGCAAGCAGTCTCCCTCACTAGTAAAGCACTTGCTATATAAACTCCTTACAACTGAGACCCCCTTGTTGTTTTTAGGGAGAAATATTAGCTTACTAGGCATCTCCGATAAGCTAGACTGAACGACAGGCAATCTTACTCCATAAATCATGGGGATTCCAATTTCTAAGAAAGCTTTGTTGGCGATTCTGAATCCATAAAAATTATCCTCTACGAGAATCATTTTATTTATATCGCCCGTTTCAGCAATTTCTACTAGGTCTTCAATTCTCAAAAGAGATTTCCCTATACTAAAGTTGCTCTTAAATAGTGGTATCACTTCCGAAGATTACAATAGCTCTACTCTCTTGTCAAATGAAAAGGCGGGGCATCCTGCATATTTTTCTTTCTTTATCGTGCAGCCTTCAGAAAACTTCGACTCTAAAGCTTCTTTATGGTCGGCAGAAGAAACAAAATTACCCTCTTGATCTTCTAAGATGTAGTAGTCCCTAGGAAACTTAAACGGACAATGCCACATTAACGTTCCATCTTTTTTAAGTTGACCTATGCGATCAGCCCTTCCGCAAACAATTTTTCCTGCAAAGCCTTCTTCTTTTGAAGGATACCCTTTGTCCCAAGCTAATCCACTAGTAGCTGTTTTTTTGTTGAAATTATTAATCACTTTTTGTATGTCCGTCAAGAAATACTCAAAGCCCTCTAAATCTAATTCGTCCAAAGACTCCATGACCAAAAGGCCTTCTCCTTTTAAATCAAATTTAAGGAATAAAAATTCCATGCGTCTTTTTAAGTATTCTGGATAAAGATATTTTACTGCAAGGCAATACATGTAATCTTGCATATTGTCTGTGTAATCTTTCCCCTGAAAAATACTTTTAGAAGTTTTAAAATCTCGAATTATAGCAATCTTCTTCCTCTTGAACAAGAAGAGCTTATCAATAAATCCTAATATTCGGTAATCTTTTCCACCGTCATTGACTTTAAGGTCAAACTTCTTTTCTGAAATAGATTCCGTTGGCTTGCTCTCCGTGTCTCCAAAGAAATCAAAATTCAAACCTTCAACAGTCATCTTGTTAATAAGATCCATGTTTTCAAAATCATCTATCTCGTATTTCTTGGCGTAAGCCACCACCATTCTTTTGATTGACTTGCTGACATTTATATCTTGAGCCTTAAGAATCGCCTTATAATGTTTCCTATGACGAGGGTTTCCTAGGTTTTCAAAAACAGCATGGCAGATTGTCCCCCTTAAAGAACCGTGATTAGATTTATCAGGTAGCCTCAACTGGTATTTGCACCAATACTGCCAAGTGCATGTTTGGAGCGTCTTGATTCTTGACGCTGATAAAGGTTTATTATTAAAAGTTTCCATAATAGAATGTATTCTTCTTTATAAGTTTGTTGTAAGACGAGTTAAAGCTTTTATTAACGCCATTCTTATTTCTATTCATCATCTCTTTAGCAATCTTAATTACTTGAGACATAGAATTTTGGTGTGTTTTATTGCAGCACTCAGTAATATATCCCTCTATCTGAGTTTCATTCATTTCTCCAAAATCATTTTCCTCTGGAGGAATAAAATAAACTTTTTCAAAGTCCATCGACTCGACCAATTTAAAAATAGATTTAATTGCTCCCTCAAAACCTCGATTAACAGAGGCTGTATTATCGTTATTGAATGATATGAAGATCTTTTTTATGGGAAGCAGAGCTAGTTTTGAGGTGAATGTAGGAGAAATATTAAGGCCAAAAGAAACTAAAACATTTTTTACTCCCTTCTCATACAAGGCCAAGCAGTCCCCTACAGATTCGACTATATGCACAGACTCTTTTTTCATAATCTCGTCCCTAACTTCCTTGATATTGTAGTATGGAAACAACCAATTAGAAGACCTGCCCATATGCAACCACTTGGGCCTATTGTCATCTGTCACTTTTCTACCAGAAAAACCATGAATGCGACCGTCTTTTCTGAAGATGGGGAATATAACTCTTTGATACATTTTGCCAGACATAGCTAATCCACATTTAAAATCCTCAAGAGTTTTTTTGCTAATCCCTTTATCTAAATAAAAATCATGATGAGGGACAAGTTTATTTAGGGCTTTCTCTGGGTATGTTTTCTCTTCTTTCAAAAGGTATTTTTGTTTAATTCTTACTCCTATATTTACACCATTATCCTTTAAATAATGCTTTACTACATTGCCATCATTAGTATTTAAAGTCTTCTTTAGCAAAGCTTCGAAAGGCATAAATTGAGAATCCTCTACATAGTCTTTCCAGACTCCAGTGTCTTTATATATTTGAAGAGCCGTAGAATTATCTCCAGACCTATATACCGCATTTGTTCTCCAATACGCACCATGATCTTTTAGGTTGTAACCAAGGTTCTCAAGAACTTCTTTGTAATTCATTACATCGGTATCTGATCTAGATTATTGCGACGAACTTCAATTCCCCCTCCATTAGAAGAGTCTACAATGTCTTGTAAATCTCCGCACTCATCAATCCTAAAATTCTCAAGCTTTAAATTAACAAAGTTTTGCTTCTTTGTTCCATCTGGCATCTCCACTGGATGAATAGCTCTCAAAGCATCCTTGCCTAAGTGCCTTGCTTTTAGATTAATTAATTTGTGAGTTCCAAAGTTAGCCCCTTCTTCGTGAAGTTCTTCTGCAACCTTTCTTCTAAGTAAAAACAAATGAGAACAGAATTGAGTAATGCCATCAGAGAGGGATACCACGCTCTCATCATCAACAATAGACCCAACGTTTCTATTACTGGTAATGCCAAGCCTGTTCGACTGAACAGAAGTCAGCATGGAGACACATGGTTTTCCATCAAAAGATAAGTCTCTATGAATTGTCTGCTTGAATTTATGCACTAAATAAGAAACCTGTTGCCAGCCATCTGCCTTTCCAATGCTGCCAAAGTCACTCTTAATATAGTCGAAGCTGAAAATCAAGGGATTGCCTCTTCCAATCTTTGAGAAATAAAATCTTTTTAATAAAGAACACATCTCGTCTGGAGACAAACCCGCGACATTCTCATAATAAAACTCCATGCCTTTAATCTTCTCCCAAGCAGACCTGACTTTCGCGACAACTTCGTCCACGCTCCAATCCTTATAAGCAGTTGTCCTCCATTTGCCAGTTTGCAAAAGCCATACTGGAATACCCGTCATAGCAGAACATTGCCTAAATATAAGTTCATCTTCGCTCATCTCGCCATTATCAAAGTGAAGAACAGCGACCCCATGCTCAGCTGAAACTTTTGTTGTGTAGTCCATACAGAAGTTTGTCTTACCGACTCCAGATCTAGCTACAATAACAGAAATATTACCCGCGAGCAATAGTGACCCATACATCTCGTTAACTCTTGGATGAGGACCAAGCATTCCGAAGTCTTCAACAGGATTATTCCCCCTGTCCTCCACAAGCTCTTCCATCATTTCAAACAAGTTGACTGGTCCAGCCTCACTCATCTCAAAATCTTTTATGTTTTTATTGTAGATCTGATCTGATTGCTCTACGAGTTCTCCATATTTTAAGTTAGGGTCTGCATTTTTTACAAAATCAGCAACATTTTTGCAGCTATTATAAATTTCCCTACGAGCAGTAAACTTCTTTAATTCTCTAACTGAGCTTAAGAATATCTTCTCTGTAATCTTGTAGAAAGCGAGTGAGTAAATATACTCTGCCACATCCACACTATCAGGAAAAGTAGCCTTCAGTTGTTGGATTCTTTGAACAAGAATCGTCTCGTCAATATTTTCTGCATTATTCAAAGCGTTTTTAAGGAGCTTGAAAATTGACACATTAACCTTTGAGTCTTCTGAATAAAAATCTCGCTCATTTAAAAAGCTAGAAATTTCCTCCCACTTATGCTGGTGTTGAAGAACACCACTTAAAACTTTTTTTTCTAAATCAAATGAATGTATCATACGGACATATCGTCGTCTTTTTTCGCCAAGGCCATTTCTATTAACTTGCTAAGGGCCATGTCAACACAAGGGTTTTCAGTCTTGGTAGTCAATGTAGGGCAACCATCCTTATTGACATATATTAGCATAAACCCTTTGTTTCCTCCGCTAATAGACCCTGTGGAGTCATAAATTTTATCCAATAGAGATTGAGGTATATCTGATTTTTCTTCTTCGAAGCCCTTCATTTTAAAAGTTTCATTAAGTTTTTGGGGTAGCTTTTTGAGTCCATTATTTCCGACTCTAAAATTCTAATTAATTTAATATTATTAATATCGCAAAAATACTCTTTTTTTTCGTCTCTCTTTAATTGACTGAGAAAGTTTTGCCTAGAGTTTGAATGAAAGAACTTATTGTATTTATAGTGCTGGTTCCCATCTACTTCAATCGCAATATTCTGTGTAGCGTTAAAAAAGTCAATGGTCATTCTAGTTCCAGCAACAGGGAATTCTTCGAATACCACATCAGCAAACCAATGTTTTTTAATATTATTTTTTACGCTTTTTTGTATTCCGCTTCTGCATTTTGCATCCCAATCAATCAAATACTTAGAGACATTTTTGATCTTTTTTTTCCTACCATTTGCACACAAAAAAGTCATACTAACTCCTTATTTAGGATATTGTCTTTTACAAATTCCGCCAGACAAGAGGTGGCTTTTTCATCGCCCTCTAGGAACTCATAAAATGAACGACTACCTTGGTAAGAATCTTTAAAGCTAACCTCCTTGCCTTTAAGGTATTCTTTTAACTCTTCGTCAAGCTTTAGCCAAGCTCCCGCTTTTTCCAAATAACCCCACATAATAAGCATTTCTACGATCTCCCTCTCAATCCAAATGGACTTGCCCCCCATGCGACCATGTTTGATGGGATAAGTAACTATCTGACCCGTAGACTCGTTAGTTGATTTCAGGATTGCGACCTTAGCATTGTGGCCGTAAATTTTATTTTCTGGAGTGATTTGCTCATTTGGTTTTTCCAAAATCTTATCGGACTTGTTCTGCTTTTTAAATTCTAAAATCCAATCAGGATAGTGAAGGATTGCATTGCCGCCGCTACTATTGGTTTGGTTGTTTGGGTCTGCCTTAGCGTATTGACTAATATTAATAGAGCTGCGAACTTGAGAAATCATAATACACATATGTCCAAATTTACTCATTCCCAAGCTAACGCGCTTCAAGAAATCCGAACACATTAAAGCTCCTCCTGCAACTTTTCTGGCATCTGAAGACCCTTTATCCAAATCTTCCTTAGTGATGAGTCCGTCCATACTATCTATGACAATACAAAATTTCTCCTGATCTTTATTGTTTCTTAAAAGTCCTCTCAAGAAATCTACGACCGTATCTGTTATATTGCACTCCCAAACTAAACAGGTTCCTGCAACCCAGTCTTCTGGGAGATATACAAAATCAAGACCAGCTCTATTTCTTATATCTTCACTAAGGCGACCTTCAGCCATAACGAACAGGCCTTTGGAATTATCCAGATTCTTAATCATGTTGTGCATGACATGAAGGGCTTCGTTTGTTTTCCCTCCCTCGTTAGCACCAATAAACCTATGCAATCCTGAACTAAATCCCCCACCCAAAACTTTATCTAAAATCATTGAGCCGCTTGAGACAAGATATGGCTTGGCCCCCTCCTCAAAATTAAGGTGATATTCTTGGTTCGATTTAAAATAAGCCTGTGCGTATTCTCTTGAATCATTAAGGGTTTTACTATTCTTCTTATTCATTTAAAAAATCTTTTAGCGTTTTCTTTTTGTTCTCCAGAATATCTTGGCCTACCTTCTCCTTAGTGTCAAGATATTTATCTTTGTCAGGCGGCTTGTAATAAAACTCCTTGCGTTTTTTTGTCAAATACTCTCTCCCTTCTTTAGTTAAAAAGAATTTAATTGTATTTTTAAATACAAATGGAGGCTTTACTTTCTCTAGAAATTCTAGGTCTTTCTCACAATCTACAAATTGCTCAAAAACCTTTGTTACTGTGTGCATTTCCATGCGCCAGTCTAAAGCCTTAGATTCTCCAAGCATCCTTTTTATAAAGTTCTTCCTAGCAGAAAAGAAGGGCTTGGGCTTTTTCTTTTTTGCGGGAGAAAATTTGTGACCGCAATCACACAGTCCAACTCTCGCTCCGACCAAAGCGTTACAGGAGGGGCAGGTCTTTTTACCTCTGGGCATGGATCAAACCATACTTAACTTCAAATCATTGTCAACCATTTTTCCTACAAGGTTGGTGAAATTTGTTTTAGGCTCCCAGCCAAGGTTTTTGCGAGCTTCAGAGGAATCGCCCAAAAGCAACTCTACTTCAGCGGGGCGATAGAAATCTGGATTAATTTGCACCAAGACCCTTCCTTCGTGAAGGTATTTCTCGTTGACTCCCTTTCCCGCCCACTCGCATTTTTCTACGGCAAAACCCGCAAAGTTGAAAGCCTCCTCAACAAACTCTCTAATAGAGTGCGTCTCGTTAGAAGCGAGAATGTATTCTTTGGGTTCTTCTTGATTTAGCATTAGCCAAACACCCTCCACAAAATCTTCTGCATCACTCCAATCTCTTTTAGAATCCACATTACCTAGCTCAAGGGGCTTAAAATCATCAAGAATATACTCTTGCTTAATTCTAGAAACGCCTTTGGTAATCTTGCGGGTAACGAATTCTTCTCCACGACGAGTCCCTTCGTGGTTAAATAGCCAACCTTGAATAGCAAATAATTGATAAGAATCTCTCCAGACTTTCACCATGTGCCTTGCACTAGCCTTAGAAACGCCATATGGACTCCGTGGCCGTATTGGGTGAAGTTCTGATTGAGGAGAAAACAAAACGTCTCCAAACTCCTCTGAGGAGCCAGCATTATAGTATCTGCAATTTGGGCAGTGTTTCCGAATAGCCTCTAGCTGATATAAGACGGCCATTGCGTTCGTTTCCATGTGATTGACTGGCATCCTCCAGCTAACTCCAACAAAAGAATTAGCAGCGAAGTTAATAAAATAATCAGGCTTCTCTTCTGCAATCACAAGCTCTGTATTGGCCTGATCTGCAACGTCAAGATCAATGAGCTTGAATCGTGGATTACCCGCTAGATGAGAAATGTTTTCGTGGTTTTTGACACTGAGGCGACGAACTCCCGCAATAATAGTATACTCTGTATTCTCTAAAAGGTAGTCTGCCATAAAACTACCATCTTGACCTGTTACTCCTGTAATAATTACTTTTTTCATTTAAATATTATTTAATTTAGAAACCAGTTTTTCAATTTTAGTTTCTTTTAAATTGTGGAAAAGACCCACGTAAAATCCATTGTGATGCAGATCAATCGAGTTGGCATAATCAATTTCATCTTGGAAAAACTCTTTATAGCAAGTTTGGTAACCTAGAAATCCAGATATAATAGGTCTATATTCTATTTCTAGATCCTTGCATATATTCAATGCCTTCTTTTTTTTATCACTCTTGCATATAATAGGTAGACAAAATGGAACATGTTCTCCTTCTTGCAATTCAGTAGGTAAGTAAAATTTATTTAAGTCCAACTTTGATTTAAATAGATTATACAATTTTTTTCTAGATTCTGTATATTTCTCCACTCTTTTTAGGTCTAGCATACCAACAAAAGCATTGAAATCTGAGTTTCTAAAATTATTACCGAGAGTATAAAAATCAAAAAGACTATCCACTAATTTATTCTCATAGCAAGAAGTATCTATGTCGTAAGCTTTTAAGCTCCTAACCATGCCATGATTTCTGTTGATTAAATAATATTCATACTCCTCTTTCGAATTAGTAAATATAAAGCCTCCCTCAATAGATTGTATTTGATGACCGAAATACGTTGAGGTTGTGGAAGTAAAAAACGAAGAAACATTTTTATTATCATAAGTTCCAAATGTATTTTCACAATTATCAAAATTTATATTTACTCCATATTTTTTTTGCAACCTCTGATATTCGCCCATTTTTGGAGTAAATCCAATCAGTGAAGTTGGAAAAACACAAGCTATTCTATCTTTATTCTTAATAATGAAATCTTCTAGTTTGGATAGATCCATAGAGAAATCAGATAAATTTATATCAATAAATTTAGGATTAAATCCCGCTTTAATCCAAGGAGAACAAGATGTCTGCCAAGTAGTTGAGGGTAACACTACAATATTCCTATCTTCACAAACAGATTTTTGATAATCCGCCAAAAGAGTATTAGCAGTAGACCCGCTTGAAACATAAACAGAATATTTACAACCCACATAATCTGCCATTTTGAATTCAAACTCTTTAACTCTATCTCCTTGAGTCCACCTGTTAGAAGGATTCAATATAAATTTGCAAATCTTGAGTCGATCTAAAAAAGAAAAATTATTAATATTTAAGGGCCAATTCATAAGGTATTGTATACTTTGATTATATTTTTTGCTACAGAAGTTTCGCTAAACTTTTCTTTATATTGAATGCTATGTTTTTCAACAAAATTTTCACAAGCATCATTCCATTCTGGATTATTTATAGAAGAAGATATTTTATCTGGAGAGGAATCAACGCCTATTCCAGACCATAGTTCTTCGCTAGTTGGGTCATCCTTACAAACAATTGTCTTTGTTTTTGTCACAATTGATTCTAGCGCTGGTAACCCAACAGATTTAAAAGCTGAAGGAAAAAAGAAATACTCCACAGAATTATAAAATAAGTTAAGAACTTCATCACTCACCACTCCATAGTAATCTCCCCACCTTGGGTTCTCTGAACCCACTATAGCTAACGAGTCTACAGGATCTCCCATCTCCATTATTGTTTCAGCAACAATGTGAAACCTTTTGTTAGGATCATTTGCTCTTCCAACATAAAGGTATTTGTAATTCTTGCCTCTTTGGTTTTTGATTTTATCTTTATCTTGCAAGTCCAAGTAAGAGACATTTTTTATGGGGTTGTAAATTACTTTGCTTTCTAAATCACACCAATTTAATAATTGCCACTGAACCTCTTCGCATATGCATGTGACTAAATCACAACCTTTTAACTTTTCTTTTAGGTCCAAGGGGTCGTAGCTTCTCCCATAAGGATTGTCTATGTAAGGATATCTAGATATATCATACTTATTTCCGTCAATACAGTGAGGAGGCAAATCCAAAACATTATAGATTATTTTAGCTTTTGAATTCTTGTTTTTAAAATCAAGATCATACGAAGAAGGATCGTTGCAGTAAATCATATCTGCGTCCTCTATATTTGTTATTTGGTGACCTAAAGAAATAAAACCATTCCTAATTCTATCTATTTGATTTATATAAGCTTCTGCTCCTGCACAATAAATATTCATATTGTTTTTACTTCTGGTTTTTTTTGATTAAATTTTGTAAAAAATTCTTCTCTAAATGAAAGTTTATTATTTTCTTCATCCCATTCATAAGAACAGATCCCATTATATCTTTTAAGTTGATACTTTATTTTTGCTTTTAAAAACTCTTTAGAACCTACCCAAGAATAGTGGTCAGGAAAACAATTTTCTTTAGGTATTTGTGTAATAGATAAATTTTTATAGTCTACAATTTGGTTATTAATATTATAAGCTATATCGTTCTCATAATAAAAATGACTCAACGCATTTTTCCCTTTATACTTTGTAGAAAAGATTCTTGGTGGATTAAAATCCTCAATATAATGACCTTTTGAAAAGACGAAATTTTTAAAGTTTATCTTATATGATTGGCTTTCGGGATTTTCTTTAATATATTTAATTGTTTTTATTATATCATCTTCTGAATAAAATTCATCCTGATCTAGAAGCCATATATAATCAAGATCGTGAACCATCAAATGTTGCAGGGGAGAATTTCTAGAGAAGGAATCATTCGCCTCTTTGCCTAAACAAATATAATCGATAAAATCTCTATGGTATTTTAGGAGTTGTATCGGAGTTTCCGTATCATCAATGTCCCACCCACTTTCAACATAATCTTTGTATTGATAGCTTGACACAGCTACTTTTTTGATCTCTGGTATACTTTTCCAGTTTTTTAAAACCCTCTCTGTATATTCAGGAAAACCATAAAAATTACACAGTAAACCTATTTTCATAAACTTTTCCAAAGGTTGAGATTATGCTTTTCCGATTTTCTGTCTTTTAGCTCCTGCTCTGTAATATCATGAGAATTTGGATCACCGCCTGTAGCCTCTACCCAAAAATTATGCCAAAATTTATTTACCTTGATCCTTTCTTTTAAATCGACATAACCTAGATGGTATACAAAAGGCATCCCACTAGCACAATATTTAAGAGTATTTTCTATATCTGTGATATCGCAGAGAGGATATGTTTGCAGGAGTTCTCCTTCGTCATTAATCAATTCATCTGTACTTGTTTTATTGTAATCTGGTCTCCCGTCTTCTTTTATACCAAAGTTAACTGGTCCTCTATTTAAACCTTTCTTGTGGATATACCATTTTGCACCAAAATCTATATAATGATTATAATTACCATAAAGATTTACTACTGGGACAAAGAGAGACGCAAATTCGTTAGACTGAATTAACTGTTCCCCCAAGTTTACTATGGCCGATTTATCCCCACCTAATCTTTCGTCCAAGTTTTGTTGGACCATTAAATCTCCAGAACAAGCTTGTAGAGCAGAATTCTCTGTTTTCCCATAACAATACGGGTCATCATAAGAAATATCTACTGATACGACTTTAAGATTATATCCCTTCTCTTCTCCATACTGCCTAATGACATTATCTGTATCGTCTTCACTTTTATTGACTGCTATACAAACTTCGTCAGCGTAGAAAAACCAATTGTCTAATGCGCCCTTGTGATCAAATCCTTTATCTAAAATGTTAAAGGCTGTTGAATAAATACTTATTTTCATAATTAAAATTTAATTTGTTTAAAACAGCTGAAGTCGTGCTTATCTATAAACCCCTCTTTTTGTTGTAAGATTTTATATCTATACCAATCATTTAAAAATTTGTCAAAGTTTATACATTCTTTTATTTCGTCATTCAATCTATATCTGAAGCATTCCTCAATTGAGGGCAAACAAAATGGGTTAAGCCCCTCCTTTTTAATGAGTTCAATTAATTTAGAACGATTCAGGTATCTTTCGTTTACTAACTCTATATCATCTTCAAATCCTAATAAAAGATGATTAGTGTTAGGAAAAAAATAGTATTTAAAATTATGATCAATGAAATATAGAGGGTCTTGTCTTTTCTCTGACCTAATATTTTTTTGAAACCCCTCCTCCCAAAAGGATTGCTTGGAAAGTTCTAGAGACTTTGTCACTCCAGAAATCCCTTCGTGAGGGTTGTTTACAAATGCTGTTTGCTCATTGAATTTAAATAAAAATCTTTTATTATGCAAGTATACTCCATCTACTCCTGAATAATCAAGGTATGAACAAATACTCTTTAATTTCCCAGTAAAATCTGGAGAAAGTCTTTCTAAGGTATCTATTGTAAGAAACCAATCTCCGACTTCCATGTAACTCTGAAATAACGAGTGATTCCTGCTGAAGTCCAATCTATTGCACCATTTAGTGTAAATTATCTCTCCCTGACCCTTTACGCTTTCCAAGTAATCTGCCCCATCATCCTTGGGGTAATGAAAAGTCCAAATAAGACCATCAAAGTCATCTTTAATTGGGTCGATTAATTCTTGAAGATCTTGTTTATGACCCTCCGTAGTTATACCTATTAACCAAAGTTTGTTCATCCTATATGTTCTGTGTAAATTTTTTCAGGATCAAAGAATGAAAATGGAGTATTGCTATTGCTCATGGGTTTCAAAAGATGTCCAGACATTAACTCGCAATGATAAGACCCAAGTTTATCTAAATATTGTTGAGCTGCCTTCCATGCAATAAATATTTCGTTAGTCCTGCTGATATTAGGTTGAAAAGTAAAAGTAGGACCATATTGAGTGTAATTTACAGCTTGAGTTAAAATATCTCCAGTCTCCTTGTGACTATCTCCATCTGGAGGTCCATATTCTTCGCTCCGATTAAGTCTTACACAAAGTTGATCAGGATTATTGTCTAGAAATTCTAGGCATTCCTCAATAACTTGTTTTAGGCAGATTTTTGAATTTATTAAATTATCATCCTCTAGCCACAAAGAATATTTTTGTTTTCTTATTTCTTTGTCCGAATATGCTTTATAGATATCTTTAAAATACCCAGCGGAATGCGACAAGTGATTCTCGCTATGATATACTATATTTTCTTTAGACTCTATAACTCTAATATCAACAGAATTGCAAAATGCTTTTATCTCATCTGCCACTTTTTCTTCTCCGTCTCTCGTCTTTAAATGCAAGAGCTTGTTGGCAAATAAATTAAAATCTATCTGATCATAAAGATTAGTAATGCAATCTTTGTAAGTGTGCTTGCCACCATGACCCATGGTAGTGCAAAAAACTATTAGATTTAAGGGTAATTTAGACATGGAATCTCTAGGATTTATGGAAAATAAAGACTTAGAGATTACTGTCGCCTCAAGTAGATAAAATCTTAACCTTCCATATTATAGCAAAGAAAAAAGAGAAATCAATTATTTTTGTCTTTATGCTTCGCAAGACTTGCATTCCATTAAAGATCTCGATAATTCTTGGCTTGGATTAGAACTTCTTTGGTAATATAGACCTTTTACTCCATTCTCCCAAGCGTAAATCATAAGCTGGTTAACTTCTTTTAAGGGAGTTTTTGGGGCTATCATCAAATTGAGAGATTGACCTTGGTCCAAGTATTTTTGTCTCTGCGCTGCTTGAATAACTATTTCTTTTTGAGATATCTCTCCAAATGTCTTGAATACTTCCTTGTCTTCGTCAGACATAAAGCTCAAATGCTGAACAGAGCCTCCTGCCACAAGAATGCCCAGCCAAATCTCATCGTTGTCCTTATTGTATTCTGATAATACATCCTTTAAATAAGGGTTTTTGTAAGTAAACTTGCCTTTAGCAAGGTTTTTAACAAAGTAATTTGAGTTTAAGGGTTCAATTGAAGGTGAGACTTGCCCAAGAATAAATGAACTGCTAGTAGTCGGAGCTATCGCTAAAGTTGTTGTATTGCGGCGACCATAGTTTTCCGCATATATAGGACCACCCAAAAGATCAAATAATTCTTCTGTCGCTTTATCACTTCGTTTCCTGATTTCTTTGAAAATAGAGCTATTAGCTAACTTTGCTTCCATACTCTCGAATCCAATCTTCTTGCTTTGTAGGTAGGAGTGCCAGCCAAGAACCCCCATTCCTAAAGCTCGATGCCGTCTAGCAAAGTCATGAGAAGGTCTCATAAAAGGAATATCTTTAGTCTTTTGTATATACTCTTCCATTACCGCATCAAGAAACATCGTCAAGGTTTCAACCGCATCAGTCTTAATTATCTCGTCCCACCTAACTAGGTTTAAGGATGATAGGCAGCAAACAAAAGACTCTTCTTCTATAGAGGGTAAGCTGATCTCGTTACAAAGATTAGAGGCATATATCTCCATCTCATTGTCTTTGTAGCAGTCTGGCGCTTGATTATTTGCAGTGTCTTTGAAAAACAAATATGGATACCCTGTTTCAAATCTTTTTTTAATTACTGAAGCCCAGATCTGACGTTTGTCAGCATCTCCATCAATCATTGATTTCATCCAATCATCTCCAACTGTAACTCCAAAGGACATTTCTTGAATGGCGTTCCCCTCACTTCGGATGCGAAGAAACTCCTTAATATCGGGATGCTCAATGGGCAAGTAAGCAGCAAAGGAGCCTCGTCGGACATTTCCTTGAGAAACAACAGCGGCCACTTTATCAAATAGCTCCATGAAATGCACCGCCCCAGATGACTCTCCACCAGAATTAATTTTTGCTCCCCGACCCCGAAGGTCTCCAAAGTAAGCAGAGGTTCCAGAACCATGTTTGGTCTGCATTCCAACTTCGCTTTGTTTAGCTAGGATTCCATCCATTCTGTCTGGCACATAAACCCCATTGCAAGAAATAGGCAACCCCCTTTTTCTTCCGAAGTTAGACCAAACAGGAGAAGCGAGAGAGTAAAATCCCTGCTTCATATAAGACTCGAATTTATCAGAAAACCCCTCAATTCCCAAGTATCCTTGAGCAGTGTCACATATAGATTTAATTCTTTCTTCTGGAGTTTCCCCTTTCAAATACCCTCGCTCAAGAAAAACTCTTGAATCCTCATTTAGCCAATAATAATCTTTCATTTAAAAAAGTTCGTCTGCATTGAAGACTTGTGAATTCTTGGAATATTCCACAGGCCTAGAATAAAAGAAGTCTGTAGCGTTATTGCCGTGCAACTCCTCCTCAAACCAGAGAGTATCTCTTAATAAATTTTTATCAACCTCAAAAGGTTGTTTGAAACCGATTTGTCGCATGGAGTCATTAATTCTATTTTTAATAAACTCCTTGACGAGGACTGAATTAAGACCTTTTTGGCTGATTCCATTAATCATCCAGTCTACAATTTGACTTTCTGCATTAAAAGCTTGCCCAGCTTCGTGTAAAATCCTCTCCTCCAGCTCTTCGTCAAAAAGCTCAGGATGCTCTTCTCTAATAGTGTTGATAAGCTTCATCCCAACAAGGCCATGTAGGTTCTCTTCATTACGAGTGTATTTAACCTGCTGGTCAGTGTCCTTTAGAACATTTTTATTGCGAGCAAACCAGTTTATGATGTAAAATTGGGAAAACAACGACACGTTCTCTACAAAAAGAGTGAATAGGATTAAGGCGTAAACATATTGCTTCTTGCTATTCTTGTAGAACTTATGGGTATATTTACGCAAATAGCTTACTCTACCCTCAATAAAGTCCAGCTTTAAGTTTTCTTCAAACACATCTTCTAAACCAAGAACCTCTAAAAGTCGCTCATAAGCATTATTGTGAATGACTTCGACGTTAGCCATTACAAAACCTAAATCGCTCAAAGAAGGATGGGGGAGATTATCTCCTAATTTGCTCCAAAACTTCTTAACAGCTACTTCGATTTGACCAATTGCCGAAAGAGTTCGCACAATTATTTCTTTCTCCTGATCATTTAGAACAACATTGAAATCTTGAATATCAGAGGTGAAGCTAAATTCCTTGTCGGTCCAAAATCCGTTGTGCATTGCTTCAATAAATTCTCCTGCCCATGGATAATGGTCAGGCTTTCTGGAGATTTGTTCGTCAAAGATCATCTTATAATTTTACACAGGATATTCCCCTCTAGAACTGCGTCAACCTTATTTTTAAGAAAAATAGCTCCGCTCATTAAATTAATATAACGTAAGGGACACGTAGCCATTATTATTTTAATACGTATCCAATACGAGCATTTTGAATACGGGCGTTTCCAATACGATATTCTCTATTGTAAGGATATATTTTCAGCCGTCAAGAATAAAGTATTTTTTTATTTTTCTTGATTTTCTTCCTTTTTCCCGTATAGTAAGTAAAAGTGATTAAGAGTTTAACAGATTTAGATCTAACCTTATTGATTAAGGAAGATAATGACGAGAATGCTTTGAATGAGTTGATTTCTAGGCATTCGGGAATTTACGTGGACATGCTCTACAAATTTGGATCTAGTTGCCTGACTCAAACCCAAGTGTCTGATATTATGGGGGAAAAAGACTATGTCATCTATAAGGCTGCTTTAGAATACGACGAAACTAGAGCTAAGTTTTCCACACATCTTGCAAATAAGACAAAATACATGTGTCTTACTCAAAAAACCAAGAATAAAAATAACAAGGTTACAGGAAATTTTGACGAAATACAATTTTGCCAAAAAGATAAATCTTATACTCCAGATAAATCTTGCCGATTAAATGACTGCTTCAGCAGAATCATTAATTTAATAGAATTACATAAAGACAAGCGTTTAAAGATAATTTTCCATGAGAGATATTTTTGTGGACCAAAGGGCAAGTTAAAACCTTGGAAAGATATAGCTCAAATGATAAATTTGTCTGCTCAAGGATGTATAAATATTCATAATAGAGCTATAAAAGAATTAAGTCAAAAAATAGATGATGAAAAAATTAAATTTTGAAGGGCCAATAAACTCTCTTAGCTTAGGAAATGTGACAATTAATTTTCTAAGAGAGCTAAAAGAAAGAGATATTGATATTTCATTATTCCCTATAGGAGAAAAAGGAGACTTTTCTGCTTACGATAAAATACCTGAAGAATTTCGGCAGTGGGTAAGCAATTCAGCTTCAGTAAGACTTAAGAATCTAGACAAAGAAACTCCCTCATTGAAGATTTGGCACATTAACGGTTCAGAAAAAACTCTACCCAATCAATTCTTATACACTTTTTACGAATTAGATTCGCCCACCAAAGAAGAAGTAAATATCGTCAAACTACAAAAACATGTATTTTTCTCATCATCAGAAGCGGCGAAAGCCTTTAAACAAAAAGGTTGCAATAATATTAGCCATGTCCCTCTTGGCTTTGATACGGATTTCCATGAAACGAAAAAAGAATACTTAAAAGATACTATCCATTTTGGTCTTGTGGGAAAGTTTGAACGAAGAAAAAACACACAAGCAATCATACAACTATGGACTAAAAAGTTTGGCAATGACCCCAAGTATCAACTTTCTTGCTTGGTGAAAAATCCATTCTTTAATGAGAAGCAAATGTCTCAGGCAATTTTTAATTCTCTTGGTGGTCAGTCTTGGTCAAACGTTAATTTCTTACCTCACCTTAAGACCAATTCAGAAGTTAATGATTTCATTAATTCAATTGATATAGATCTTTCTGGCCTTTCTAATGCTGAAGGCTGGAATTTACCGTCTTTTAATGCTACAGCCCTTGGTAAATGGTCTTTGGTAAGTAATTGTTCTGCCCATAAAGACTGGGCAACAAAAGAAAACTGCATTTTAGTAGAGCCAGCTGGCAAACAACCTTGTTACGATAACTTCTTCTTCAAGGAAGGTTTACCATTTAATCAGGGAGAATATTTTAAATTAAAAGCAGACGATATTGAAAAAGGTTTTGAGGAAGCCCTAGAAAAAGTGGGACAAAAGAACACAGAAGGGACAAAATTGCGTGACAATTTTTCCTACTCTAAATCTATCGATGCGATTTTATCCCGTATTTACGAAGAATAAATATTGGCACAGATTATGTTAAAGAAGAACCATGAACAATTCATATAAAAAATATTCGAAAGACAGTTGGCAGAATAACACAGAAATAGCGCTCACTGACAACGGGAACGATTACGTGGCTGAATTCGAGCTAGCAGGATTCTCTAAAGAAGATCTTTCTGTTTCAGCAAACGATGAAAGACTTTTTGTCAATGCTAAAAACGACACTAAACAAAAGGAATTCAAATTAAATTTATATGGGATTGTTTCTGTGGATAATATAGCATCAAACATGAAGAATGGACTGTTAAAAATAACTCTTCCCAAGAAGAGTGTTGTAGGTAAAAGAAAAGTAGAAACCACGTAGTGCCAATATACATATACAAGCATCCCGCAAAAGACGAGTATGAGGAGGTTATTCAAGGAATGAATGACCTACATAGGTTTTTTAAAGATGGGAAAGAATGGAAGAGAGTATATCTTAGTCCAAATGCATCTATATCTAGCAATGACGACCCATTTAATCCCAACTCTTTTGTAGAAAAGACTGGGAAAATGAAGGGGACAGTTGGAGATATGATGAGTTATTCTGAAGAACTCAGCGAAAAAAGAGCGGATAAGCACGGGGGACAAGACCCAGTCCTTAAGCAACACTTCAAGGACTACGAGAAACAAGTGGGAAAAAAACACATTTCCGACAAGCCAAAATTATTTGAGGACAAATCGATGAAAATTGATTTTTAATTAAATTGGAGAGGTTAAACCTATCCCAGCCCAATGTCCTCCGCCTACTCCAGAGACAAATACGCATAAAGTATTTCCTGAAATAGCCAATGCTCCAGTCGCTTCTATTGCAGGTGAACCTTCAGAAGAACCCATGTCATTTCCAAGCCATCTAGGTAAAGCAAAGCCTGTTTGAAATCTTGTTATTCCAGTTACAGTATGAGACCCATTGAACATTTCTTCATTTACTATAGTAGAACCACTAAGAATTGCATCGCTTAAAACCTCAAGGTTGCCGCTAAATATTCCACTTGCCCCGTCTCCAACGTTTATACCTTGGTCAAAGTATGTGCTCCCACCTTCGAAAAAATGGCCTGAGCTAAACTGTGCGTAAAAAGCATTCTGCTGAGTTACTGTTAAAGAGGTTGATGCTAGGTTGTCTTTTAAAACAGCGCTTCCCGTTGCAGTCTTAGTAAAAGTAACTCCATGTCCAGCCAAGCAAACATTTTCTTGGCTTCCCGTCTCAAACGAAATTGAATCTGCGCGGAAAATAGCATTATTAATACCGCTGATAGTGCTATTATTGGACGAAATTGCAAAATTATCATAGGCATTCGGTCCACCTCCAATAGCATTATTGCCACCCAAGAACAGAATATTCCCTAAGTTAGGATCGAAGGAATTATTTGAAAGAGGAGCTAATTCAGCGACCCTTCTTCCATTATTGGTTAAATTTCCTGTAAAAGAAAAGTCTCCCGTTAAACCCTTAGAAAGATTTAATTGAACTCCAGTATTACTTTGAACAATGTTTAAGTCTCCAGAATCACTAAAGAAAGTATGTAATTGGATTTGTTCTGGTTGAATTTTGTTGAATGCCATGATACAATAGATTATCTTCTATAAATTACACAAATTCAATGAAATTTACTCTTTATAAGCCAAACTCCAAAAATGCAGGGTCAGCATTCAGTTTTGACATCGCCAAAGACAAAAAAGGAAATGCAGTCATGTATGTCTCTATGATCCAACAACACAGCTGGAATGATCAAACTAAAAATGGTTCTTTTAAAGAGAATGCGAAAAATCCAGAAAAATCTGGCACTATAAAACTAACCCCCACAGAAGCTGGAGAAATCCTGTCCTCGCTAAAAACAAGAATTCCTTTCGTGGCATTTCATAGGAGCGAAAAAGATACTACTATTATTAAATTCACCCCTTGGGACAAAAAAAGGAAAATTATGAATAAAAATGGAGAAGAATGGATCGAAACTCCTGCTTTTGGCTTTTCCGTTACCCGAAATTCATCTCAAATATTCAAGCTTCCACTTGAAGCAGGAGAAACACAAGTTCTAGCAGAACTTATGAAAAAATACATTTCAAATTCTTTTATTGTAGCGGACTCATATAAGGAATCTTATCAAAGCCAAAAGCCAAGACAAGAAGCTCCAAGACAAGAAGCTCCAAAACAAGAGCCTCCAAAACAAAAAGAAACTGAAGACGAAGACTATGGAGTCCCATTCTAAAAAACTCAGGGTTCTAGTCCACTCTAATCATAGTAGGCTTGTTACTGGATTTGGCAAAAATGCTAAAAATATTCTTTTAGCATTACATGCTGACCCGCAAATTGAAGTTATTGAAGCTGGAAATGGAGTTAAATTTGGGGCTGACTTATTGACTCCTTGGGAGTCTTATGGGACTAGCCCCACTGACCCACTTGTTTTGCAAGGCATACAAGGCAATGGGCAGAAAGAAAGAATGGCTCAATATGGATATTATACTATCGACGAAATTGTCGATAGATGTAATCCAGATGTTTACCTTGGAATCGAAGACATTTGGGCGTTTTCCGAATATCACAAGAAACCTTGGTGGAATAAAATCAATAAAGTTCTTTGGACGACATTAGACAGTTTGCCGATTTTAGACCAAGCCCTGCAAATGGAGCCTCTTTGCGATAAGATGTTAGTGTGGGCATCATTCGCAGAATACGAAATGAAAAAGCTTGGACACAAGAATGTCGAAACACTCCACGGAGCTGTTGACTACTTTCATTTTAAGCCGATAGACCACAGGTCTTCCATAAGAAAGAAATTTGGTTTGGATTCAAATTATGTGATAGGTTTTGTTTTTAAAAATCAATTAAGAAAATCAGTCCCCAACCTTCTAGAGGGTTTTAAAATTTTCAAAAAACAGAATCCAGATGCTGCAGCAAAACTGTTATTGCATACTGATTGGGCAGAGACTTCTCATGGCTGGGATATACCGAGATATCTTAAAGAGATGGATATTGATCAAAATGATGTCCTTTCCACCTATCTTTGCCATGCTTGTGATTACTTTCATGTAGCCCCTTATCAAGGAGAAGATAAAAATTGCCCTCAGTGCAAAACAGAAAAGTCATTTAAAACTAAAAATAGCGCAAAAGGAGTTAACGAAAAACAATTAAATGAACTCTATAATTGCATGGACGTTTACTGCCATCCATTCACAAGCGGAGGACAAGAATTACCCATTCAAGAAGCGAAGGCAGCAGGACTGGTAACTTTAGTTACAGGTTATTCTTGTGGAACAGACTCTTGTTACAAACGCCAAGGAGGAATTCCTCTAAAGTGGAATTCATATAGAGAGCCTAGCACTCAATTCATTAAAGCATCTACTTGCCCGAAAGATATTGCAAAAAAGTTAAAAATGGTCTTCCATATGCCAAAAGCAGAAAAACTTCTTTTGGCAGAAAAAGGATTAAAATATGTAAAAAAGAATTTTTCTGTTGAGTCCACTGTAAACAAACTCAAGAATATTTTGTTTTCTCTAGAAAAGCCCATAATCAAAGAAGAAGAGACGAAGGACTCCCCCAAGACTTTAGGGATTGAAGATGCATTAGGAGATGAAGGCATCTCTAATAGGATCGCCGTTGTTCTTCCTGAATCAGCTGGAGATATTCTCATTCTGAATTCTTTAATGAAGAATCTTAAAGATTTGTATCCAGAAAAAAACATATACGTCTTTACTAAACCTCAATTTTATCAGATGATTGAGGATAATCCAAGTGTTCATAAAATCCTTCCATATCAAGATAGTCTTCAAAACCTATTAATGTTAGAAGGAAGGGGGGACCATCAGGGGTATTTTGACATGGCTTTTTTGCCTAATATCGGGACACAAAAACATTTAAACTATCTCCATAACGGTAAAGATAAAACACAATTTGAGTTACGATGAGCCATTTAGCAGAGGAATACGCCAAATCATGCGGAGTAAAGATTGGTAAGCCAGTATTGAATCCTCATTACTTCCCAGTTTTATATGATAAATATATTACAATTCATAATGACAAGAAGGTTCAGGCAAAAGAATACGATATGTGGGTTGATGTTATTGAACTTCTTAAAACGCATTTGGGAGATATTAAAATCATCCAAGTCGGAGCTAAAGGAGAAAAAACAATTGACGGCGTAGATGCTCATATGCCCACAGAAACTCTGAAGCAATCTGCTTATATTATAAAAAACTCTTTAGGACATGTCGGGATTGATAGTGTCCCTATTCACATCGCTTCTGCATTAGATAAGCCCGTTGTAGGCATCTATGCTCACACATATGCAGACACATGTTCTCCGCTTTGGAATGATAAAACAAAAGCGATAACAATTGAATCAGATAGAGGTGGCAAAAAACCCTCATTTTCTTTAGAGGAAAATCCAAAAACGATCAATTTCATAAAACCAGAAGAGATCGCTCAAGCTGTTCTTGATGTTTTAGAAATCGATGAGAAAGTTGTTCATGAAACAATTTTCATTGGGGGTAATTGTAAGTCAGATTTTTACGAGGTTATACCGATAAAGCGCACAAATATTGTGTCTGATAATATTGATGTAAGGATGGACTACGCTCACAACGAAGAAGTCTTAAATTACATCCTCCAAAGGAATAAAGTGGAGGTTACGACCACAAAACCTATTAATGAAAATCTCATTAGGTCCAAAAAGATAAAAAAAATAATCTATAAGGCGGAATCTTTTGATGTTGAGTTTCTCAACCTAGTGAAGGAAGTGGGAGTGCCTATTATAACAATATGCACATCTTCGAAAAACCTTCCTGAAGAAAGATCTAAAAACTTTGATCAGCTAATTAATTATCTAGATACTCAGGCAATTATTGAGAATAACAAGAAAAAGATCAATGTAGATGATTTTAATACAATTAAAATTAAAAGTAATAAAAAAATAGTTTGCGGAGACGATATTTACCCAAGCTATTTTGATTTGAATGAACGCAAAAATTTAGATCATTTTTACCTTGACTTAGAATTCTTTAGAGTTTATCATGACCCACATGAGCAAGAATAGTGTTTACGGCCCAGATATTTACAAGAGAAACGAGCATGGTCTTTTAGGGAATGCCCTATATTCTTTCAATGAAGATGGTTCTGTTGATTGGAGGTCCATGATTAAAGACAACTTCCTTTATCCTAATAAAGATTGGTTTGAGGCAAGAAAGAAGCCCATCCCAAGTTCTACTGACGGATTAAGAGATAATCAACTCTTGATTATGCTTGGTGGCATCAAGGAACTCGCCAAAATAAGAGGCTATAGTTCTGTAAATTTTGATATAGATAACATTTCAGACGGTTACGTTACGGCCAAATGCACAATTGAATGGGATGGCAATTACGAGTCATCTATTACTACCTATACAGATGTCGCGAATGCCACATTAGCTAACACAGATGCTTTTTGTGCGAAATTTTTAGAGACTATCGCTTGCAATAGGGCTTTTGTTAGGTGTGTTCGCAATTACTTGGGCATTCACATTGTAGGTGCTGATGAAATCGATAAGTCAAAAGGGGCTAATAATTCCAATACAGTGGAGTATGATGCATCCAGCGATGCTGTAATGTTCCCATTAACGCCTTCAGGATCGCTTCAGAAGGCCTTGGGCGAGAATCGCGGAGTAAACTCCTTTGAGGAGTTTAAAGCGCTTTTAAGGGCGTTCTGGAAGGATAATTCTTATCGTCCCACCGTTTCTGGAGAGTTCACTAATGAAGAGAAAGAGAAAGAGATGTCGAAGGAAATTAAAAGTTGGAAATCTTATGACGACATCCCAGCCAAAGAGTGCAGGAAATTGATTGCAATTTGCAAAAACTCATAAACCCAAGGCATTTCTCTGCCTTGCGTTGAAGGACTTTGGAAGCATTGACTTTGGAGTGAGGGCTTCCATTCCTTCCGTTATCATGAAGCTTTGCTCTGGCGGTATAAGTTTAATTGTAGATTCGCTTACGGTTGTAGTGATCCCATTGCTGCCAACAGAAATAGATACAGAGTTCATTGTCGGGAAAAACTCTGGGACTACTAGCCCGTAAAAAGTCCTACTAGAACTCTGAGGCCTATCATAACGATTGTTGTATTTCCCCCTGATTTCCTGCAAAACTTTCATTTCGGCTGTAGAGCCAGAAGCGCTTGATAAACTTAATTTATTAATAATTGATTTGTTAGTCTCAATGCGAGGGGGACTTTGAATAGAATTATATTTGAAATCATACCTATCAAAGAGATCGGCTAGTTTCTGACCTGATTCAGAAGAACTTGCTATCTGATCATCTTCTTCCTCTTCTCCTTCTTCACCAATCTTATTAACTCTTGTTTTACTTCTTGTATAAGTTAGTTTTATGGTTTTCTTTACCTCAATAGCGTTCATGAACTTTTGCGTCGATTCTTTGAGTAAATTAATTATTCCTGTCCCTAAAGTTTTTCCTGTTACTTCTTTAGGAACAGAAGGCCCTCCGATATAAAACTGATTTTGAAATCCTAGTTGGTCTACTATTTCATAAAAATCACCCAACATAGAAAAATCAACTTTAGCATCTTCTCCCTCCCTCTCTAGTTTAGGCAGCGCCCTGAGACCAACAAAATAATTATCATGTATCTTTTTTACTGGATTTCCGATTTTTGTTTTTCCTCGATCTTCTTTAGTTTGAGTTAATAGCCCCAAGTCCTTAACTGTTAAGTCTTTTTTGGTGTTTAAATTGTCAAGGTAAGTGGAAATTGAAGATAACTCTGGAATTTCTGAGATTTTGTCGTTTCCTTTTAATGGTCCAACAATAACAATATTATTACTATTTGAAAACTCCATCCTTTCAGACTTGTAGTCAGAGTAGGCATTTGAGATATAGATTCCCCCAGCAATTTCGAAATACGACTTTAAAAAACTATACAATTCTGTTGTGTGAGGCCTAGGCATTTTCTTGGGCGTAGGATTGTCTTCAACGCTGATATCGTTATACATTAATCTAAGATATTTAAATTTATTATCCAGCCTATTCATGCCTTTAAGCTTAGTAAGTTTAGCTACTACTTTTGCCCGTGGTTCGGCTTCATCGTCATATACACTCTCTAAGTCATCCCCAAAGTAAGTGACGAGCTTTACTCCGTTTCCTTTTACCTCTGCCAAGGGTAAATATGGATACAATTTAGATAGATCGAAGTTTTCTATACTTTCTGCTTTGGCTATAGCAGTACAGAAGTAAGTAAATTTATCAAAGTAATCGTTGCTTTCTTCTTGCTCTATTAAACTAAAGAAAGCTCCCAAAACAGGAATAGGAGCTTTTTTTGTAAGCCCGTAATCTTCAAATCTGCATCTTTTGAAGAATATAGGCCTAGGTCTATAATCAGCTTTTGAACTAGAAGAATCCTTGCTTCTTTCTGTTGTTCCAGAATAGGTATTAACAATCTTATTTAATACATTGGTCTCCGTAAAAGAAGAACTCAAGACATTGGGGTCGTTAGTATTCACATGAGAAGGGATTTTAATTTGACTAGCAATATCAGAGTTAACAAACTCGACGGCCCCAGTTTGAGGATTAATATACCAAAAATACCCTAAGCTTCCCGCTATACTACTTATCACGCTAGACAAAGTCCCACTCACTTCAAATAAAAGGTCGTCAGTTTCTTTCAAACCATTTACGAATACTCCAGCGCTACTTAAAGCTTTCTTAAATTCAGACAGCGTATACCCAAATTTCAAATCATATTGAGATAAATCAGGAGAATCTTTGTAAATTTTACTTACGAAATCTGTGTTTAAAGACAAGTTTTCTTTTAATTCTTTATTTTGATAAATTAAACTTATTTTTACTCCTTTGAAGCTTGATGCAGATTCTATGTTGTAAATCTTTCCAAGATAGATTACAGAGTCCTCTACTACTGGTCCTTGAGTTTTGAAAGATTTCAAAGGCGATCCTTTCACTTCTGTAAAATACGGGACAGAATCTTCGAATTCTCCTCCTTCAGGCCCACAATTAATCCCTCTAACTAAAATTATATAAGAATCCAATATCAAAGATGTTCTATCTGTATATCTTCTTGTTATAACTTTTTTGGTTGGGTCTGCGGATGTAGTTTTTGAAGTGCAGACAAAATTACCTAACATGTTATTGATTTTCTGATTAGTGAAGTTATTGACTTCTCCCAAATCTCCTAAAACGGTTCCTAGGGTCTCGCCATCTTCTACAGATTTTGGATTTACCAAAGAAGTTACAGATGCTGTGTGGCCTCCTCCAGCATTTGTAAAATTCAAATCCACTTTTGTAATACCTTCTTTCATAAAATAATTTCCTCTTTTTTAGTTGTAACCTTAAAGCTTTTTCCTTCAATTGACCCACTAATCAAAGCGCTAACTCCTGTTCTAACTATAGTTACACCTGTATAAAGCTCTAGATAGTTTGATTGGAACTCTGACACACCATTAATATAATAATTAGTCCTTTTTTCAATAAATCCAGAACCAAAAACATCAGGATTTTTTCCTGTCACAGAGTCTGACCTAAATCTTTTCTTGTAAGCGCTGTATTTAAATTGATTTTTATTATCTGATGTAACTACACCTCCGACATTTACAGATTCTGATCCAGCTCCTCCAAAAAGAGGTGTGAAATTAGCCTCTGTCCCAACAGAAACTCCAATACCGACACCAGAATATACTTTCTGGCCATTTAGAAAATAATCGCAATCCGAAAAACTTACTGGCCCTACAGAATTCACGATAGAATCTTTTAAAGATTGTCCGAAATCTCCTGTGGCAACGATAATGTCTGAGCCAGAAACGAGGTTATAGGAAATCTCAGAAAAAGAGTTTTCTGGAGTAGTGTCGTCAAAAAATAATTTTGATCTTTGGAATGGATCAGCTTCTAAGTTTTTTATAAAAAAATCTCCTGTATTTATTTTATATAAAATTTCATTAATGGCTTGCTCTATAATTGGGTCTTCCTGCAGTAGGGTCTGACCATTTAAAGATAATTGGAACCTTTTATCTTCAAGAGATATGTTTCTGTCGTAATAAAAATCGCCTTGAGTTCCTGCCACGCCTTTATTCAATAAAGAATAATTATCGGTATGCAAATCTATAGAAGAGCATCCAGAAATAGTTGAGTCACCAGTAAATATAGTAGAGTCGTAAATCATATTCTTTCTCCTAAATAGTAAATGTAATCTTTCTTTAAGTATTCTCCACTTGTGTCCATTCTAATTCCAGAATTTTTAAGTTTTGTAATTATTGTTTTACTCTCGTAGAGAGGAATCTGTATAACGCCGCTAATCTCGTCTAGTGTCCCTACTTGCATCCTAGATCCAAACAGCTGAACTGAAATCTCACCTGCCCCAGAGACTCCTCTGTCCTCTGCATATTGACTAATAGCGCCTTCTACATCTTGCAATCCAAGAGTATCAAAGGCTGATGTGTCACCAGTCGGCAAATATTGATATCCAGAGTCGGGGTGCAAAAATCCTACTTCTTCTTTGACAAAGTTTGTAGTATTTCCTACATCACAGGATCTATAAACAAAATACCTATCTCCCTCTTCAACACTCGCGTTCGAGGCAGACCGAAAGCTCCCCGTGGACATATATCTTCCTGTTGACAAGTTGATACTGCCAGTATCTTTATAATCGTAGCCTGTAATTCCAGTTTTATAAACAGTAGCTTGGTCGTAACCTGTGATTATTGAATTAGTGCTTGTAGCGCCTATACCAACAAAATAATTTCCTACCATTCCGCTTCCTAATCCAAATATAGTAGAGGGAGAAATATAACCAGACAATAAAGCAAAAGAATTTAAACTTATATTCGAGGTTTCAAATGATCCTCCATTACCTCTAAAATATTGTTCAGAACCTCCTATATAAAATCCTGAATTATTAGCTATGAAGGTAGTATCAAGAGTAAAGTCGTCTTTTTCTATTTCATTATTCAAGAAGTCATACCTGCACATGGTAAGCTGATTAAAGCCAAGCGAAAAACTAATAATATTTCTTTTACTTAATTCTAATTCAGTAGAGGTGTAAATAAAATCCCCATCTTCACCGAATCCTTGGTAAAATAATTTTCCTCTATCTGTTATGCCAAAGTTGAACCCCCTTGCTCCTGTTATAACTTGTTCGTTAATTATACTTGACCCCTTTTCAAGAGATCCAAACAAAACACAATCATTTACCTCTCCATTGAACTCAAAGTCCATAACAACCGAACAATTAGAATAAGGGAAAAGGTCAGTTCCAGTGACTTGCAAATTTGATTTAGACAAATCTCCTTTGTCGTTGAGCAAGAATTCTCCTGTGGCAAAAAGCTTCGCATCTTGAACTGTTGATCCTAAACCTACAAGAACCCCACTATAGACCCCTGTGTCTCTTGCTGGCTCGCAGTTTTCAATAACAGCATAGTTAGTTCCTGCTCTATTATCAATTCCTATATGCCTTCCACTAAGCCCAGAGAAATTATAAAAGACAAACAAGTTTTCATTGCTTCCTAGTGTATCTCTTAAAGAATAATCTAAACCTTTTTCACTCATATTAATAGTATTTACTTATATTATAAGAAATATTCTTATCATTTAAACTACTAGACTCAGAATATATAAATACGCCTGTCATGTATCCACTTACTGTATCTTTAAGTTCTTGGAGATGCCCTGTGGAAGCCTCGCAAGATGCTGCCGCCGATAATTGCCCTGCGGTGCGATTGTTAATTTTTTGCTTAGCGAACCCTCCAAGACTTGGAACAATACCGCTTAGTTCTAAAGGCCTGTTATCTGTTAAAGAAATTTGTAGTCCAGTTAAACTCCCATTAGAAAGATCTGGCCCATTGTCAAAGGAGAGGGAATAAGATATGCTGCTTTGATTGGGGTTTTTTGAAATAGACCTACTAATCGGCTCAGGGTTTATGTAATCCCCGCTTATGTGATACCCACTTGCATACCCAGTGAATTCTTGCAGGGCTTCAATCGCCAAATTTAAAAATCCTGAATCAGCAGCTAGGCCGCTATATTGCTCATCTATTTCTGCAAATCTCTGACCAGTTGCGGGATCTCCAGTGGGAATAACTTCAAATGGAGAATTATATTTAAAATCTCCCTGTATGGAAACCTGCACTTTAGAGTCGTCTTTGCTAGCGCTGACTGTGGAACTCCTTGTATGTAATACGTTTCCTACTTGATCTAAGTTTTCGGGGTTGGAAAAACCATAAGAGAAAGAAATAATATTTGTTCCAGTGTCTATGTCGTAAGATGACGTAGAAGGCCCCCTATCTATAAATGTATAGACTCCACTTTCATAATCAGAAAGAGATGAAACTACCGAATTAACGGCAATTTCTTGAGCCATAGAAGCTGTAAATAATCCTGTAGAAATTATACCTTTAGAGTTTTTAATAGCATCGAAATCCCCTTGAATGCTAGCTGTCACATTAACGTTTAAGCCTTCGTCTCTTCCATATGCTATTGAACAATTAGATTGGAAGACTCCAGATAAACCTGTATGTATATATTCGCTTGTATTGTATCGATAAGTTTCTTGTAGTCCATATGTGTTTTTACTCTTGTCTATGTTTTCGGTCCTAGACATTAAGTATCCCGTAGATCCTGTTAAAAATAAACTCAAGTCATTATATCCTGTGACTCTCCCTGTTACAAAATGCCTTGCATTTACCAATGGAGACGCAGAATTAACCTTAACTCCTTTTGCAGAAACATTATGAGTGGATTCTACAATTCGACCATCCTGTTCGTTGAATGACCAAGTGTCTATTGGGTCAGATATTCCAAAAAACTCTGAAAAACTATTGGACTCATAACAACTAAAGGATACGGAATAAGGCAAGAATGTAGTCAAGTCTGAATCTGAGAAAGAGATGGTTTCTGGCTTTGCTTTCAAAAAAGTCTCGTCTTGTGATTCGTGCGAGATGGTTAATGTCTCAAATGTAGACATCATCCCACTAATCATTTTCATTTTTTGTAAATGCAAGCCGCTTAAATTTTCTCCCGTTAAGTTCCCAACTAATTCAATAGAGTTTTTGGTGTGATCTATTTTTCCAGCAATATAAACAGGCTCAATCCCTTGTCCTACAAAAGGAATAGGACTTGGGAATGAATAACTTCCATATGTAATTTGTTCGGACATTATTCTTCGATAAATAAATAGTTTAAAGTTCTGCTGGCGGTTCCTTGTCCAAGGTCAGTAGTAATAGTATCAGACGTTATATGAATAACGTCTTCATCAACTAATTGATTCAACTCTTCTGTCTTAGATTCTAAAATACTCTTGGCCTTGTATATACCTGCGCCTTGACTAACTGTAGCTTGAGCCGTAACGGATGCTTTCCCAACTGTCTTCATATTATTTTGGACAATCTGGTCTTCTAGACTCGTCAAATTTAAAAACTTTTCTATTCTTTTTATCTGATTTGTTTTTGATAAAGTTTTCTTTAGTTTAAGTAGGCCGTTATTCATGTTTTGGTAAGCATTGTCAGTAGTATATTTAATGCTCTCATTTATTTTCCCTTGTGTTTTTAAAAAGTCCGTTGATCTACTTTTCTCAAAAAACAATACAGTTGGATGAAATAAACGTCTAATTTTAGTCTGATACAATTCTTGCTCACTACCCCAAGAAGATCTTGCGTTATTGAATTTAGAAATTTGGTTTTTCCCTTCTGATGAGAACGCTATATTTAAATCATAATTTATAAATCTGCCATCTTTAGATTCTGACCCAAGATAAGTAATAGAGTTTTTTTGTGATTTCGCAGGATCTGTAGAAAAAGAAATTGTTATATTAGCTTTGTTTCCATCTGAAGATAGAGCTTTCGATATAGAAAAAGGATCTCCAAACTCCGTTTGCTCTTCAGTTTTTTTAGCATCTATTATATTTGCTATAGCCGAATTAATAACATTTTGAGAATCCAGTCTAAGGGAAGTTAAATCTATATTAATAGTCTTATTTAAATAACCTCTTTGATCAACATCAAGTTTTTGAGTCTCTTTCTTGCTGACTTTATTGACATCGTCCACTATAGAAGAGGCAACATTTTCTTCTATAGAAACAGTAAGGCCTATAAGATCGTAAGTTTCATTTATTAACCCCCGAAAGTTGTCGCTGATTTTTGCATTTTCAGATATTCCATCTTCTTGGTATCCAAAATTAGGCCTATTAGAAAAGTAATAATTTGTTAAAAATGTTTTAGCGTTATTTAGGAATTGCCCACCTGCTTCTTGCGAATACGTTAAAGATGTTTTTCTATTTGAAGTATATTCGTCCCCAGACCTAGAGAAATTATAAGACTCAGAAAAGCTAGATATAGCATGAGGGTTTGGGATATATTTTGCAAATTCTGTGGAAGAATAGTTGTCCAGCCTTCTGTGTTCTTCTATTGAAATAGATACATTTTCAGAGCCTACTAAAGTCCCAGCCTCAAAGTTATAATTAGTTATTTTTCCATTAATATAATCATCGGCTCCTATTCTTGCCGTAATATTTGGCCTATTATAAGCGTTCTTGATGGCCTCTCTACCATTTAATAAGCTTGTTTCGTTTTGTTCAATATTAATGTCGGAAACATCAATTTGATAGGTTCCGATAACTTTATATCCAAATAACTCTTCAGTGTCTAGATAGCTATACTGTATCTCGACAGAAGAAGATATGACATTAGTTACTATTAAATTAATTGGCATTTATTTTTCTGGAGTTGTTAAGTCCGCAAGCATTGTTTCAATATGAGCCATAAAAAGATCAAGAGAGTCTAGCATCCCCTCTTGTTTTTTTACGAATGCTGCACTTCTCTCTATAAGGCCACTTGTATCTGTAACCTGTGTTGTTATTGTGGCAGAAAAAGCATTGAGGTTTGCCACGCTTGAGGCAGCTGTCTCCATTTGATCTGCAAGCGTTGTGACATTGGAAGCAAGTCGTTTAGTAGATTCGTTATCTTCAAGCGCCTTATAATTCTCTCTGGTTGTTTCTAACTGTTTTGCGAGATCTGCTTGGGCAGTATCTAATTTTCCAATAGCTTCTTGTTCTGAGAGTTTGAGATCCTGAAGCCTTTTGTAAGTTCCTTCCCCACGCTCCTTATCAATCGCCTTGGCATCTGTTACGGCATCTGTTCTGTTCCCGATGCTCATGACACCACCTCCTTCACCAAGCTTTTTCGCCAGTTCACTTGAAATTGTTTTTAAGATTTCTGTGGCACTTATATCTCCCAGTCCTGCCCTAGATGCAGCCCCCTCGATTCCCGTCTGCAATCTAGAAATCTTCATAGCCTCTCCTTTAGTCAACTTATGATTAGGCCCTTTTTTTTCTATGCCTCTTATGTAATCTTCAAGCTTATTTATTGCTGCATTTAAGCCTGTTGACGATCCACTTGCTTTCCCAGTGGTTACACTATCAATATATGCATCAGACGATTTTCTTTCTTTGTCTCTTAATTGAGTTTTTTTATCTTTTATATTCTCTATGCCCTTTTCAATGGAGAACATTTTATTTTTAAATGAAACCGCAGCTCCAGTTACTGCTTTATCAAAACTCTGCCCAGCTGCTGCTGCTGCTTTCTCTAACTCAATTATTGTATCTCCAGTGGAACTGGGGTCTTCCTTTGCGCCCTTAAGCGCTGCATCAGCGCTTGATTTATCAAATTTGGCTGCATTGATATCTCTAAACATTAAGTTTTGTTCAGAGGCTAATGCAACAGACCCTGCAAATGGACCAGAAATCGAACTCGCCAGACTGTTTCTGATTTGTCCTACCGCCTGATCTTTTTTAACTCTGTTATCCGTATCTAACATGGATTTGGCTATATCCATCTTGATTTTGTTTATTTTTTTAGTGGTTTCTGTCGATGACTTATTAGCATAAATAAGGGCTGATTTATGTCTCGTCTCCTCTTCTATAGTTTCAAATCTCCTTCCAACAAGATTCAAGGTGGCTTTAACCAATTTACGTTCAGCCTTTTCTCTATTTTTACGATATTCCTCTTCTTCTTTTTCGCCTTTAGCGGGGTTAGTTTCTTGTTTATCAAGAATGTCTGCCAATTCACTCTTTGCTTCTTCGTGACGGTTTTGAAGGCCTTCTGCCGCCTCAAAACCCTGTTTAGAATTAACCTTATTTAAATTTTCATTTACTGCGTTTTGAAAACCTAAAGGTGTAAAATCTAGTCTACCTAAAGAATTCGCTTCGTTTCCGTTCTTTTTCTTTCTTAAACTAATGTCGTTGTCCGCGCCCTCTACATCTCCGAACGCCGAGGGAACAAACCCTCCAATAAGACCTCCAATCGCTGCGCCAATTGCAGTGCCTAGAACTGGAACTACAGAACCAATTCCTGCTCCAACCAAAGCTCCAAGGCCAGCATTAGCAAGAGTGCCGCCTGTATTCTTGTATCTTTCGTTTTTCTGGCTTTGCTCTAAGTCGTCATTGAGGGCAGTAGACCCAATTTCATAAGCTGCAAAAAGTCCCGCTACAATTGGACCCGCTCGTTTGGCAATTGTATTAGCCATAACGCCCTTGGAAACCTTCAAGCCATTCATGGCCGAGGGTTTCTGGGCTACGGTAGACCTAGCTGCTGCCTGAGCATCTTTGGGCTTCATGCCTGATGCCTTGTTTTCCCTAAATTGTTTCATTTCCTGCTTGTGCCTAAAAGCATTCTGAGCTTTAGTGGCCTTCCCAGCCTTTGCTCCTCCTCCCATGAGCCAGCTTCCTGCCTTCTTGCCGTAGCCTCCAGTCACCATACTTAGAGTGCCTAAAGATACTAATGCGGTAGATGCCGTCGAAACTGCACCTACGAAATGTTCCATAGCTGTTTTTGCTTCTCCTCTAGCCTTACCTTCTTCTTTGAGTTTTTTTATCCCAACGCTTATTTCAGCATGGCTTTCCTTAGATGTTTTTAGAGCATCTATTTTTTCTTGAGTATCTGCCTCTATTTGAGTTTTATTGCCTTCGAACTCCGCTGTTGAAGCACCCAAAACAGTCTGTAGCGCGAAAAGGCCCATCATTAATCCTCCTAAACCAGCCCCACCACCTTCAGATTTAGGTTCAGGTCCGTTGCCCTTGGCAAACTTAGGCATGTAGCCTCCAGCGAAACTTTTTGGAGTTCTCTTTGTTCGCTTCGGGATATAACCTCCAGCATAATTTTGTTTCCTTCTTTTGGGGCGAGATAATTTTTTCAAAGACCCTTGATTAGCTAACTTCTTTGCAAAACTTGCTTGAGTTCCGTCTGTCTTATTATGTTTATAATCATAAGTAGCTATTTCGCTTCCCTTACCTGCTTGAATTCCAAAGAGTTTATCGATAGCTTTTCTCTTAGAGCCTCCAACTCCCTTAACATCAAAATCACCACCTTCTTGATTTTTTGCAGGGCTAATATCTAGAGCTGCATTTACAGATGCTTCGAAAGCAGCTCCAATTATACCTCTAAGAGCGCCTTTTCCTCCTCCTTGTGCTTGCAGTTTTTTCTCGATGTCTTTTGGTTTTGGAGTCCCTAGAACTGGTTTGAGTAATGATCCGAATTTTGCGGCGTTGGTCGTGACACTTTTAGTTATATTTTTCTCTAAATTTTCATCATGAGGGTCTGCTGCTTGATCAATAGCCCTTGGAACTTTTGGCCCTTCAACATCTAACGCTTGAAGGTATTCGTAACCCATTTTCTTACCTTTGAATTCAAATCTCCCAAAACTACCCTTTTGAACTTCAGAACTATGACCAATAGTCGGAACGAGCATCGTAGCCTTTCCAACATTTGTATTAGGGTCAACGCCTATGACTGTTTCATTTTTATTTTTATCAAGTTCTTTTTGCCTTAGTGCCACTGCATTTTTAGCACCTTCGTCTTTGCTGTCCTTATATCTTGTAGTTTCAATGAATTGGTTTAATTTGCCTTGAGGCAATTTCGCAATTTGCGATGGACTCTTGCTTAATCCTCCAGAATATTTCGGCATATTACCACCAGCATACATAGGAATAACTGCAGAGTTCCCTCCCGCAAAATTAGGTATTTCTACCTCACTATTATTCATTACAAACCGACTGCCACCAATCGTTCCTGCCCCGAAATGAGCTTGAACATTATCGGGTGCTCCAAGCATTCTTGCGGTAGCCTCTTCTTCCATGAAGCCAGTGGCGAAATTCTTGCCCTTCTTGCCCCTGAAAGATCCAGTCATTGGATTGAACCCCGATACACCTCTTGCTGCCGCTGCCGAAGCGATCTTCCTCATCAACGCAGCCTGTTGCACCAATTCTCTATTTTCTTTCTGTATAGCTAAGATTACAGCTTGTTCTTTTTGAGCCTGACTTACTGTTGAACTAACAATAGTCTGCCTTAAAGCGTCATCTCTTTGAAGAAGTCCAACAATCCCACCCTCAATCGACTTAATTCTTTCGGTTGCGCTTCCTATTGCAAACAAAGATTTCAAGCCCTCTCCCGCGAATCTAGCTACTAATTTAAAAATCTTAATAAAAGCCGCAGTAAATATAATTACTGCGGGTCCACTCAAAAAATTCCCAATTGTTTTAAATAATCCTTTAATGAAAACATTTCCTTTTTCTGGGTCTAAGGCATTATCTAGAAATTCAGTGAATTTGGTAGTAAGACCCAATAAGTTTTGAAGAAGAGGCCCAAAAGTAATTGTTCCAATCCTCTCTGAAAGACTAGTTAGTCCTTGAATAAGAACGTTGATTTGAGAAGAGATGGATTTACTAAGTTCAGCATTTTTTTCGAAAGCTTCGTTTGTGGCCGAAGAAGCTGTGGCAGCAGCTTTTGCAAAAATAGAAGTATCAGAAGACAGGTCTTTTAAAGCAGCACTGACAACGTTGATTTGGAAGACACCACCTGCAAGTTCTTTGATTTGAGAGGCAATAGTTGGGTCTGATACATTTTGTAGGGCTGCGGATAGAGCATTTAGTTTTTGAATGCCTGTTTGTGTGTTGTCGATTTCAACCCCTAATTCTTTAAGTTTTTCAATTGTAGATCCCCTAGATATCCTAGTAAAAATTGATTTAAATGCGTTTCCGATAACAGCTCCACCACGTGAGGTTCTTTGCTCGACTGCGGTAACCAGTCCCAAAAGCTCATTAAAACTAACTCCAGCATCTTCTGCTGTAGAACCTGCGCGACTAAAAGCTTCAGCCAAATCTTGAGTAGAGACCGCAAAAGCCGTGTCAACAGCGACCATTTTATTGACAATTTGATTGGCGCTCAGTCCAGCGGATGTAAACCCGTTGATAGCTGCCGTCAAAGCTTTCACAGACTTTGCCGAATCCAAACCTGAAATCCTAGTCAATATCAAAGCTGCCTTTAGCCTTTTAGCTGTTTCTGCTGCACTTAATCCTTGCCTTGCAAGCTCTGCGGCTCCATCTGCCACAGTGTTAAATGATTGCCCAGTTTCTTTTGCGACTTTAAATATAGAGTTTCTAAATTTATTAAAGTTTGCATCGGTGGCTTGAAATATAGAGTTAATCTCAATTAACTTTTTTTCCACCTCAATAGTAGTGGAAACTAATTTTTTAAATGACTGACTTACACCATTTATTACCGCAGTAGTGGCTCCAAATGCAAACACACGGGCAGTAGAAGCATCTAGAGATTTTTGAAACTCTGAAGCCTGTCCCGTAATTCTACCTAAAGCATGTTGAATCTGCTTCGAAGAGGAAGCTAGACTTACAGGATTTAACTTAACATTTAAGCTTGCATTTAAACTAACAGCCATATAGTGTAATTTACACCTATCAACTTAAAAAGTCTTCTGCTTTTAGTTTGCCTCCTCTTGCTTGTGATTTTTGTCTCAAATCGTCCAATCCATGAGAAACCTTAGAGTCGGTCTCTTCTTTCTCCTCGTAGTCCATCATTCTCACAGGATCTCCATAGATTTCTTCAGGAATCCTAGTGTTCTTAATCTTATTAAAAAGGCTATGGGAAATCACAATTAAATATTTTTGAAAATTTGTTATATCCTGAAAGTTTTTTCCCAAAAGTTGCAAAGGATTACTTTCCTGAGTCACGAATAAATCAAAAAAACCCCCAAAGTAAGATGCTCGAAGAATATTCTCTCGATTATTTAATACTGAATACCTTTTAAACATTGCTGTTGTGGCGAGAATCTCCTGTTCTGGATCAGGAGATTTTGTAAACTCAGCATCTGCAAAAACAGATTTTTTAAACATTCTCTTTACTCTTTTGGCCTCCGACAAATGCTCCGCACTATAAGATGTTAATTGACTTCTTTTAAACTCAATATCCTTAAGGTCTTCTTCTTGCTTGGAAATCTGCTTCTGGAAAAGCTCTCTTTGTTTTGGGTCTGAAATTTTGGACATCGCCACAAAAGATTTTTTAATAGTCCACCTTAAAGACTTTATGCTCTCTTCTTTTTTTATGGACCAAAACTTTCTCTTAATCGCCGTATCGATAAGATCTTTTTCTGATTTAATTCCAGACTTTATGGATCGAGCAATATCAACCTCTTGAAGATCATCAAATTCAAGAAGTTCAAGTAGCCCAAAGTGCTTGAAATAAAACTGACTATCCGAAGTAGTTAATACACTATAACCACGAACGATATCCAATAAGTCAATAGAGTATTTATTATCCGACTTGTTCATCTAAAGCTTCTGCTTCAGGGTCAAACAGTTCGCTCATGGCTTTCCCAATGGACTCTTGGTCATTGCCCATTTTATTATACCAAATGCTAGCCACCCTAATTAATTTTTCAAATGACTCATTGTAAATATTCTTAGCCCTCAAAAAAGTAGGGTCTTCAATATCTTTGTCTTCAGCCTCTTGCAAGGAAATCAAGAACATCCGTTTTTTCTCAAATTCTTCTCCTTCAAAAATTTCAAATAAATCTTTTTTACCATTAATGGAATCCTCAAAGTAAGAGAAATTAAGAACAAGCCACTCTATAACTTTAATTTCAGACTTAGAGTCTGCGGTCTGACTAAATTGAGATCTCAAATTGCTTTCGTATTCGTGTAGAGAAACCCTTGTTGAAACAAATACTCTCTTTGCCTCCTTTAACTGTTGTTCTTGTTCCTCGGATAAGTTTTTTCCGCCCTCGAAAAACTCAATTGTTCTAGATGCCTCCATGTTATCAATAATCATTTGCTCGGTGACTTCTTGAGATGTTTTGGAGGTGAGGCCACCCATATCTCCAAGCTTCTTTGATAACATAGCCTTGGTTAAAAAACCAGCATTGATATATTCGTTATATTTTTGGCCATAAAAGAACTCTGCGTCTTCAAGGTCTAGAATAGAAGGTTTTCCAAAAACAATTCTATTCTTAATTTTCTCTTTTATTTTTTTTGTGGTCTCAACTGGGCCATTTTTAGTTTTCTTTACGTGAGGGACTTGTTTCTCAATAACTCTCTCAATATCAAACGAATATAACTCTTTCACTTATATATTATAAGAAGTTTTAATACAAAATCAATTTTTAAAACTTAAAAAATACTAGTGGGTCTAGATTAAATTCAGTTGCTTTTAATAAAGTGTTTATCCCTGCATCACTATCAACATGCGCAATTAGTTCATTTATATCTGAAGCATAGTGAGCAAAAGACGGGCCTCTAACTAAACTTCCAGAAACGGAAAGATAAGTAGTCAATAAAACAGCCTCTCCATTAATTATCATGAATACTGGCTGACCAGAATCGCCGAGGCCAATTTGTTCTGCTAAGTTTCTATATGGTTCTGGCACATCTGATGGAGCAGAATAAAAAAGAGTTTCTCTTATCAAATTTTTTGCGGTAACTAATGGCCCTAGGATTAATTTTTTTTCAAAATCGAATCCAGCCACTATTGGTTGATAATATTGTATTAATATACCACTAACGTTCGTTTTTAAAAAATCATTAATATTTAAAGGCAAAATTTTTGTAAAAGAGATATTGTCTGGAAGTTCTTCGCTTAAAACTCCCACAGTAATATCTGCACTAGCATGATCCGCTACAGCAGAAATTGTTCTTGATACCCAAGTTCCATTAGGATCAGCAAAGTAAACAACATCAGAAGTACTTAATTTAAAATGTTTTGCCATTATGATATGTCTTTTAGTTATGGCTGTTGCGCCTCTTTGTCTATAATCAGTTGGAGTTCCATACCCCTTATTATTCCAGACACTAACTGAGGTAAAATCAATATCTTTGGCCCAAAAAGATTCGGATCGAGGCGCATTAAATCCGCCACCCTCTAATACCCCATTGGGATCTGTAAAAGATGTGAGCATACTAGCATTTGAGGCTACATCCATAGTGCTAGTTATATTATTATTAATCTGAGAGTTTGCGTTTTTGGCTAAAGAGTTTTGAGATTGTCCGCTCACAGAAAGAGAGACTTCAGAATCTCCATGCTTGTTGAACATTAAGCAATTTACACTTTTATCAGTAGCTCCTTGAGTTTGGCCTGTTATATCTAAGCCATTAGCAATTAAAATCCCATCTTGGTAATACGAAAAAGAGTTGTTTATATAATCATGGTGGACCTCTAGGTCAAAAGAAATTCCGCTCCTATAGCCTCCAAAAAAATTCCCGCTCTGATCAAACACATAACCTTCTTTTCCAGAAAATGTAATCAAATCAGAAGAGTAGAATTCCCCCGTCTCAGATAGCGATAATTCAAAACCACTCAAAGGGCTATCTACAGACACGGATATATCATAGATGGCATTTTGATAATTAGATAAATTTCCAGTTGTAATCATTTTATTATTGGGAAATAGTAAGAAAAGCTTAAGGAGGTATTCCCATCTAGAGATGTTGATTCATTAATGGAATCTAGGCAGCACCCACTTGTAGTAAAGTCTAAGACTGACTGATTACTTTCGTTTTTTAAATTAACAGTAATGGCCCCACTTTCACAAACCAAGCTAGAAATATTTATTCCTGTAGCTTTTGTTTTTAATACATCAAAACTAAGAGAGCCTTGAGCTGGCATTTGAGGATATCTATATTGAGGAACTCTTGTACCCAACCTAGTTACAGGTTTTTTTTCTAGAGAGACGGAAATAGAGAAGTTTTGAATATTTAATGTTGAAGAATCAATGCCCTCACTGCCATTTGTTGCACTAGTAATCTCGATGTCCTCTGGTCTAAAAAAACCTTCAAAATAATCCTCAGATTGACTCTGTGGTGTTTCATAGCTAGTAAAAATAGCTGCATTACCCTCGTATGTTGTGGAGCCTTTCACAATATCTCCCACAGAGCCATTTATAGAATAGGATGTTAAAGTAGCTCCAGAAATAGTTGTTGTGCCTACCTTATCTTTGGCTTTGAAATTAAAAAATCCAGTAGACAAAAAACCTGATTGCATATGTTGATAGCTATAAATCGGATCAATGCCAGTAGCGCCAGTTGTTAAATTAACGTCATAGCTTAGCGTGGTAGACTGATTAGAAGTTAGTATTCTATCTACAGAATGAGAGGCTCCCAATCTTTGAATATCAATAACACTTTTTGGAGACGAAATAGACAAGGAGGTCACGGCAGGTATTCTCAGATAAGATCCCACACCTACAAAAAGCTGAATATCACTGGAATGAATCCTATCTGGCATATAGTAGTTTACACAAAAAAGCCCCGCATACCTGCGAGGCTTTTTCTAGTTGTAATAGTTATATTAAGATCCAGCTCCATCTTCAGGGGAGTATGGCGCTTTGTTGTTATTCTTCTCATACAGAAATCCGTCATCGAATTTCCCAGCTTTAGTTGTGCTATATACGTCAGGCTGGTTTGAACTGATTCCAGAGTAAAAGAATCCTTGATCAATTTGATTGGTTCCTCCAAGTTGAGTAGAAAACACTAATTCAATCGTCTCGTTGTCGTCTAATCCTTGAGAAAACCCTTGAGAATCTACTACTGCTTTTCTCATAACATACTTGTGAGCGGAATTCCCATCTTCGTCTTTGACAGTAAGAGTAATATCAGTGGTTTGTTGACCAGCGCTTCCAGTTAGAATTTTGTCAACTTGCCCCTCTTGAAAGTTTTTGAGTAATGCGCTTACCGACATTGTTATATTAATTGGTAAATCCAATGGCTTGGCTACCGCCTTAGCAGAACCAAGGGCTTCAATGGGAGTCCTAGAAAGAGGTACTTCAATAGAGGCGCTCTGAACATGCATATCTCCCAGATCAGTTCCACCAAAGGCAAATTCTGTTGTAGAGAAGGATAAAGTAACGTCTTCTGGACGGAGGACTAGAACACTCATATTGCCAGTGCTAGGCGCTCCTAGCATGAACTGACCAGTATCTGCGCGTCCGCCAGCCTTATTTAAGGAAGGGTTATAAATGCCAGAACTAGTAGCGTCAAAAGTAACGTTTTCTGCAGTTCCATCAATATCAACTCTTGGAATTTCTCCAACAGCAAAGTTCAAAGAGTAACTTTCAAAATTGCAGTTTCCAAGAGAAACGACATCATGATTTGCTCTTTCAGTAGTGGTAAATTTTCCAGTTGGGTTATCAAGAAAAGAATTAGTAGATGCGAAAGCATCTTCTCCCTCTTTAACAGTTAAGACGAATAGGTTTTTTTCTCTTTTCGCAGGGTCTTCCGCAAGAATTCCAGAGACAAATTGACCTTTAAAAATCGGGGTGGCATCATCACCTAGAATCCCTAAGCCATTAAATCCTAAATTACCTTCATTTTCTCCTGCTCCAAGGTAGTAACCAAGAGAGAAAGATGGGTTCAAGTCACCTAAAGTGATCGTTCCAATTCGTGCTAATTGTCCAAATTCTCGAATATCTTGCCTTCCTCCAGCAATATCGATATCAAAAGAGAAAGTGTCTACCCGATGAAGCTGTTGCGGCATACAGCCCGTTTTTGCTTTTTGGGGTGTGGTTAAATTGGAAAGTGCGCCCGTAGGAGACACATAAACAGCTTTGCTTTGCGAAATTATTCTAGTTCTAGAGGCCATATGAATTTATGTTAAAAATGTAAAGGTTTACTCCTTCTTACACAAATTCAAGTCCTAGGGAAACGATAAGTGCATAATTCAAAATCAATATACCCAATTGAAATATTCTTATTTAAACTCTCCCTAATTTTCTCGGAAACTATTTTTGATACCAAGACGCTCTCAATATGAGATTTCATAGGGTTTGACTCGCCTGAAATTAATTCATTATAACTATAAGGAAAATCTTTAATTGAAAAAGAAAATCCATATGGGAAGTTTTCATATGGAACATGAGTCATGTCTTCTCTAACTGAATCCCTAAACAAAGAAAGCACAGAATCTAGCGTGTAATTATCAAAAGACAAAACCATAACTCTAATCCTAGTAGTTGTATCTTCTTCTCCTCCAAAAGCAAATTCTTTATTATCAGAAGATGCCACAGAAATAAAACAAGCAGGTAGAAAGTAAGTAGTTTCATCAAACTCGTCTGTCTTCCCGTATTGGTAAGGCAATTCTGTTGCACTGTCCTTGAAATCCGAATGAATAATTATTTGAGCGTCAGTATCATTTGTAATGTAAGTATTGACCTCCTTGACTGTAGAATTCGCTGTTAGCGCCGTATTCCCAATCTCAGCTCCAGAGGCTTTTGGGAAAATCAACCTTCCATTTTCATAATCAGTAAAGACCCCACCATTTTCATCATAGTTTCCTGTTATAAATTCATTGCCTAAGAAAAATCCTGAGTTGGGGGTGTCAACCTGATATTCTCCAACAAGAGATCTATACTTTCCTTGAAAAGCTATATGGCTTGGCGGAATATCTGAAAAGGAACCCGAAATAAAAGCGTTACTTAAATCTACCTTGTAAGCCTTGGCGGAATCGCTCAATAACTGATTCTCAAACCACAGGTAAAAACTGGATAAAATATTTTGATCAAATTGTGCCTTCATCTAACTTACCTTAATAAATTCTTTTTAAAATTACCAATTAGCTCCCCAATGTATGGGGTTCTATTAAATCTTACACCAGAAGACCTGTTTTTGACCTGCATACCTGTTCCAGAATTAGACTGCCCGAAACCTTTAGCACTAAATAGAAACTGACCTAAGTTGGTAAGCCCACCTTCTTCAATGCTTTTTGCCCAGCTCTTGCCTGTCATCCAAGGGATTGGAGTCAAGCCATATATTTCTTCTGCCGAAGGGATATAGAAGGTTATGGTGAATTTACCTTTGTTATTTGATCTCCTAACCTTAAATTGAATCTTTTGATTAAAAATTTGAGATATTATTTCTGTAGGTTTAGATCCTCCAGAAAAACCAATGAATGAAAACAAGTTGCCATACCCACCTAAAGTCCCGCTAGTATTCGCCGCTCTTGGCCCAGCATTCAATTCTACTGTTATCGGATGTATTTTAAATTCTTTTTCCAGTTCTCTCTGGTGTTCTTTTATTTTAGGCTCCAAGACTTTCCTAATGGCTTGAGCCATGCTCTTGTTATTTGGGCTATCTACCGTAAGCTCCCTTAAAAGCTCCGCAGCATCTATCGTCACCACAGGCCTTGAGACCGACATGAAACTCTTGCTTGCCATTAATTCTCGCGTTTCAGGTATATAGAATAAAATTGAGTATCAAATGGACCAATTACTTTAGCATCTCCATCAAGAACAAATAATTGATCATCAACCTCTATTTTTGAGCATATTTTAATTTTTTCATAGGCATCAGGCTTAACCTTAACTCTAACTTGACCTTCAGATCCAATAAGGTTCATTTGTCCGTTGCCATCAAGGATTTCTTCTTTTTGCTCGTTCTTGTAGTATATTCTTGCGGGATAGGTATATTTAGTTAAAGTGATCTCAGAAGAGATCTTGGCTACATTCTTGTTTCTCCCGTATAGAGGATTGAAATTAAGCTCTGTAGGCACGGTGGAGGCCTCTTTGACATAAATATGTATGTCTCTCGCAAATGTGTCGTGAATGCCGCTTAGAGCGGAGTTAATGGCCGTTTTCTCGGCATCTGTAAGAAGAGAAGACATGTTACACTAATTTTCCAGATAAATTAAAAGTCCCATCCGTTCCAGCAACTTGAATAGGAGAAGATTTTTGATAGTTATACTGGTAAAGAAGATTATCGAGAGAATCTTGAGCTTGCTCGCCTAAATCTCTATAAGTTTTAGCAATAGAGTTTTTGTTTTGCCTTTGGATTGTTGTGTCGCCTTCTTTAATGGTCACCCAATCTAAAGACTCAGAATAAGTAAATGATCTCAAAGATTCTCTTGCAGACTTTTGATAATACCAAAGCTCATACAACGTGGAGAAAATATTCTTCTCCACATCAGCTAATCCAGTATCTCCCATCAAGATATCTCCCGCAGCATCCACCGCAAACTCTTCATGAATAAGTCCATTAAACTCCCCAATGTTAGTCTCCAGCCATCCAGAAACAAATCCAATATTATATGAACCAGTATCATTTGGAAAATCGTATGTTACGATTCCGCTAGCTAAATCTCCAAGATCATTCATTAATTAAAAACCTTCTTTAAATAACCTTACAGTAGATTCGTAATCTGGGGAACTTGGATTTAAAATTGGTTGAGAAGAACCTTGAACAGTTACATTGTTTTTTTGAACATAAAAATCGAAAGACTTCATCAAGGACTTCCTGAGAAGATTCATATTCCTTTCCCTAGGAATGCCTACTCTAGCAGCCAAATCGGTCAATTCAGAAGCATTGCAGTCACTTAGGCGCTGCTTGAAAATATCTCTATGTAATGTCCCATATGGGTTCATTTTGGGCATGCCAAGCAAATCTTCTAATTCTTTAATGTGTTCAATTTGCTCTTCTTTAGAGTTCCGTGCTTTGCCATCAGTAATATCAAAATCTTCTAAATGCTTCTTTTCAACGCCTTTTGAAGCTTCCATTTTCTTTGCTGGTTTCTCTTCGCTCATAATACATAATAGGTATAACCTATATAAAAATCAAAAAAAAGAGCCGTTCCGTGAGGAACGACTCTCTTTATAAGTAATATCAGGTTGATTACACTACCAATCCGATAAGAGCGCGATTGTCAATACAAAGGCGACCCTCTTCAACTTTACCGTAGTAACCAATCTTATTCTGACGAACAGAGAACTGGTCATCGACAAGGACTTGAAACTCAGAAGGACTTCCTTCTCCGATTACAGTAGGACGGATAAGAGCATCCTTGGAGCGATCAATGCCGATGAGAATCTCATCACTAGCAGTCGCCCAAGTGCCACTATTTCCGCCGCCAATAACGGTAGCGCCTTGAGATGCAACAATAGCGCCAAAGAGCTTATTGAACCGTTGCCCAACACCCATTTCGTTGATCTCCATAACATTAATTCCGTAGAAGGAAGGAAGACCAGCAGAACTAAATAGCTCCTGACGAAGCGCTTCAGGAGCAGGAAGACTGTCCTTAACTGAGGAACCATAAGGAGCTTCTGCAGTATTGATTGGGTTGTAGGCCATGGCGCGAAGCTCTTCAACCATTTCTGGAGAAACAAGCAAGTCGCTGATGCCAGACTTAATCCCACCAACAGGAGTTCCTCCACTGAAGGAACTGTTAATGCGCTTACTCTTAGTAATCAGGTTATTGAAGTCAGCTAAGACGAAACGATTTTCAGCAGAAGAGCCGATGATGCTTCCACCAGCGGCAGTTCCAGTTCCAGTCCCTTTTATCAGAGCGGTAGCAAGAACATTGAAGGCAGTAGTAGTCTGCTTCAACATAACTTCTTGGGCCATGCGGGTGAAAGTCTTGCTAACAACGTCGAGTCGAGCCTTACGGACATACTTGCGATCAAACGCAAGAGCGCTGTCCAAGGTGTAAGTGCTAAACTTCAACTCATTGTGAGCGGGGAAGACTTGACTGTATGGAAGTCCACCAGCAACCTGTTGAGAATACACTTCAATGTAGTCTTCGTCGGTGATATCGTGGAAAAGGTCCAAGGGAAGAGAAGGATTGTCATCTTCTCCATAAGAAATCGTCGTATAGAGATTCCCAATAGTAGGAGCGTTATTGATAACTTCAGACACAACAGGTCCAAGCAGTTCTGCAACTGCCGCCTGAGCCTCGTAAGCCTCTTCACGATTATTAGATCCCATTGCCTTAATTAAGGCCATTTGATCTTCAGTTCTTTTAATTGTGATTTTCATTTTCTTAAATTATTAGCAGTTAAGTTTGAGGATTGCGTAAGCACCTGCGAAAGCATCAGTGTTTCCACCTTGCGACTCCCTAAGCCCAGTTCCAATGAATGTTCCAATGGCATGAGCGGCATGTGCGTGACGGGTAGCGGCAACACTAGTGATGCCCGTAATAGTTCCATTCAAAGAAGGTAGAGCATACTGACCGACAGTAGGAGCTATTCCATTGGTTAGACCATTGACATTAATAGTGAAGAGACCTTTGGTGGCAATAGGAACTGCCTGACCAGATACAACACATTGCAACTCCTCTTTCTTTTGGGGATAGTAGAGAAGATTCTCTCCGTTTTCATCTTTAGAGCGAACATCGCGCAAAAGAATACCCAAAGCTTTATCGTTTCCTCCAGTAGTGACCATTTTGGTCACCTTGTAAGGCACTTCTGGATATAGGGAAAGTCCCTTGCCCATGGTGGTTTGATACGAGTCAGCGTCTCCGCGCTCGACATATTGGACGGGATCGTTAGTAAGGTTAGCTTCGCTAACCTTGACAACGGACCCCGCCTCGCCTGTTTCGGTATCAAGAGAATAGAAGTTAATAACATCATTCTCATCATATTGACGAAACGGCAATAAACGTGTAATTTCGTTAGCCATAATATTTAGTTTTTAATTTTTTTTAGTTTGCAACTTCAACAGAGAAGTTACTCTTAAGTCTTTCGACTAAAGAAATTTGTTTGCTAGCTTCAGCATTATTATTTGGAAGAGAAGCTCCAGCCTCATCTTCTTCAATCTCAAGCTCTTCTTCCGACTCTTCTTTACTAGCCACTGCCTCTTTGGGGTCATCGCCCTCCGTGCGGTTAGCTACAGCTTCGTCGATACGTGCTTTGATATCTGCTTCTTGAGCCTCAATATTTTTATTGAGTTTGTGTGCAAAAATAATCTCAAGCTTTTCCTTGTAAGAATTGAATTCGTCTTCGGTGGAATTAAGGTTTTTGATTTCAGCGAGGACTAAGGAGAGTTCCTGCTCGTTAAGCCCATAATTGCTATCAATAAAGTTCATGCGAGCATTGAAAACCTCAACGGCAGCGCTAGCTTCAACTTCACTCTTAAGAGAGTTAAGCTCTTCTTTTGTTTCCTTAAAGGAATCTTGTAGTTCCACAAGATCAGCTTCCGCTTTTGCTTTGGCCTCCTGTTCAACTTTCATCTTAGAATTCCAAGACTCATTATGCTCTACAAGAGTATCACGAATACTTTCACCGACAGTCTTGGCTTCAGATCCTTCCTTGACAGCAGAAGCAACGCTCTTAGTCAACTGGGAGATTAATTGATCAAATTGATTTTTATCCATATTTAAAATGCTTTTTAATTTGCTTGAGTTTACATTAATATTCGCGTTTAGGGAAATTTTTTCTTCAGTTTTATTATTTGAATCTTTTTCTATTATATTAACGCCCTTGACGGCGGCAGCAGGATTTTGTGTTAAAGCTGCCCCCAAAGGATATGTTTGTCCCACGATTAATCTGTTGACAGGATTGCCGTTTTGATCGATTCCTTTCCCGCCCAATCCTCTAATGTATTGCTTCAAGTCTTCTTTTTTGGACCCTTCAGCTATAGTGGAGTCTTGCAAGTATTTAGATCCAACAGCGACTTCAAATTGTTTAAATGCTAGCTCCCAGCTTGTAGATATACTTTGATAAGATTCTTCTTCTTCTTGGGATGCTTCTACAATTGCTTCAGCTAGTTCTGGATATACAGATTTATAAATCAATCCAGCCGCATTAAGATAAAAAGGCTCTTTTTTGTCGGCGTAAGACTCAATGTCGTTATCTTTGAAATCGAATTCTTCATCAGAAAAGGACGCATTAATCATGTGTCCAACAATTTTGTCTTTTTTGTGCTCAATATTGATTGGCTTATTAATAAACCTTTTTACAGCAGCGATTGCTGTTTTAGCATCAATGCCATCACCATTTTTGTTAAATTCATTGATTTTGGCTAAATTAAATACTACAGGCAATACATCAATATTTTGTTCAGGATCGAAATCATCTGGGAGCAAAGATTGAGCCGCTTCTTGAATAGACCCTTGCGAAAGCCCAAATAACTCGAACTCCTCGTTTTTAATCTCTCTTACCTTGCCTTCAAATAAGCAAATGTTAAAATCATTCAGTGACATATTTTTTATTACACTGAAATTTGCGTAGAATGATATAAAATTGCAGAAGCTAAATCATCCAACTGATGCTGGCAACCCAACTCTAGGACTTTTTCGTTTACTGCAAGAGAAGTAAGCTTATCTAAATCTTTTACTATTTCAGATAAAGTCTCTTCCCAATCTGCCACATCTTTAGCTATAACAATAGACTCGCAAACCTGAGCTACCATTTCTTTTTTTTGTTTAGACATTCTCTTTAGCCCAAATTTAGAAGCAAATTCCCTGAACGCCAAAACTTCAAGTTCGTTTATTCTTTTTGTGGCCTCGACAATATTTTTCTTTGAATAAGATGAATTGGAAACTCCAATTGGCCTACCTCCAGATGGAGCGACTGCGGTTGGCTGGTCAGGAGCTGAAGGATCTTCTCCCTGCTCATCGCTGTATAAATTAATTGTATTCACAAGAGGCATATAGTGTCCTTTTTCACGCTCTCCTTTGAATTTGTCTTGAGCTTGCTGCATTTCAGATGCTTCTGGGAACACTCCAGTATGAACAACTTTCATTCCTTGCTCTGGGGTAAGGACTCCTAATTCCATGAGTCTTGTGGCTAATTTAGATAGATTACTATCGTCCATGGTGTCGGTTTTGGAAAATTTGGCTTCTGGCCAAGAGCGAAGGCCAGCAGACTTGCAGATTCTCCTAATTTCTGGATTGATGAAGTCATTTAAAAAGGCCCTGCGAGAGTCTTCTAGTCGCTGAAAGAAAACTCTCATTTTAACCTGAGTATCGGAATACTTAGAGTCTCCAATAAGAATGTTTTGCAATCCTTGTTCAATGTCTTTGTTGATTACCTCGTATTTCTCTGGGCCGACAACCTTGCGGATATCTGGAATAATAAAATCTGCTTTTGTGGTATAGTCAGAAACAAGAATTCGACCAACACTTTGGTTCTTGAAGATCTGCTGCATTGCCGCTAAGTTTCTATGATTTACCCCGCCCTTGTCTGGCTCGTTCCCCATGGTCACAAGTAAAACAACATTTTCAATAGAACGACTGATAGCTTGATCAATATTTTTTAATTCAATCTTTCTGTTTATGTCTTCAAGTACGGGATAGCCAAGAGGAATAGCCAAAGGCTCGTAGTCCTGCTTTTTAGCAAAAACAACATGCAGTAACTGAGGATCAAGTTTAATCTGCACTTTTGCCATGGCATATGTGTTCTTTCCTGATTTTATGGACTCTTTAATGTCTTCTGGTAAAGAGTCTAGCATTTCTAATTCATGCTCAGTCTCTGGCTTTTGAAGACGAGAGATCTCAAATGGAGTCAATACTTTAAAATACTCATAACCACTAAAAGATATTGAACCCTTGGTCGCTATATCTGTAGGGTTAATTAATAAATACCTAATAGGGATTTTTTTTCTAGAGCTAGTGCCATATGCCTCCAGCATCTTTTGAGAATTTTTAAGAGGTATTTTCCCATCCACCCTGTAAAAGAAGACATTGCCTGAGCGATAGTATTCTCTGAAATACTGTTGCTTTATGTCGTGCATCCTAATTCTTTTAAACCAAGCCTCGATAAATTTTTTAGATTTCTCTGAGCCTCCCTCAAGGTAAAGTTCTGAATCAGCGAACTCGGATAAAAGATCGATGGTGCTTTTGAAAGAAGAAATGTTAAAGTAAGCTTTTTGACAGAGTTCTACCGCCTCTCTTGTGTCCGCAGAGTCTTTGTCGTAGTTGAATGGCAATATGCCTTTTTTAATATTATTAAATTTATCAGATAGCCCCAAAGTAGCTGCCGCATTCGTCCTAGTCCCAGTCCTAGAGGTGGGAGAATCTAATCGAGAAGCTTCTGAGCTAAATATAGGATCACCAATTAATTCTGGCTTAAAAATTTCTTCTTGAGGGAGAAGCAGATTTTCAATTGGAAATTCTTTTTTATTGAACTTCTCCCAGTATTCAGAACGCTTAGTGTATTTACGAGACATATTAAAGTTTACACTAAAGTTATAAAAGTAACTTTACAACTTTTCAAATTGCAAACGGAATAAATGTTCCTTGAGGCTTTTGTTCTTGAGTCGCGTTTTCTGAATCAAAAAATACCTTGGCAAACCAATTCCCTAGAACTAAGGCAGAATAAGAATCTTTTCGTGCTCTATTAGGCCCTTTTTGCCTTCTTAGGTTTTGAGGTAGGTTAAATGCTTGTGATCCTTGTGGATTTCCTACCACTTCAATGTTAGCGCATTCCGACTTTGTAAGTTCTACAACATACTTTTGATGATCAATTAAGTCTATCATCATGGCTCCTTTAGAAGATTTTGGGGTCTTAATATCCCATTTTAGTTTTTCAATGGGTATGTTTTTTTTGCGTTGCGAGTCAAAATGACTATCAATCGCCCTAGAAGCAAATAGAATTCTTTTATGGTCTATGGCCGCTTGCAACATCTCATTAGCGTTTCTAATCCAATTAGATGTGGGTTTTCTAAGTATGCAGTAATTTCTCTCTCTTACGTTGTATTGGTTTTTAAAATTCAATATGTCTGAGTTCCAATTTTCTGGTCTTTCCAAGTCCACTTCTAAAACGCCGATTTTCACATCAGCCTCTTTAAATAAAGCACTCTCATTACAAGAGTTAATAAACTGGACTCCTCCATTATAGTCCCCGCAAATCCCAACAATATTAAAGTGCTGTATTAAATATAAAAAATACTCCATATGCTCCTTAAGAGACACTCCTGCTATAGCATAACTATGCACTAAGCATATTTTTTGAGCTTCTCTATCAACCTTAAACACATGCATTGCAAAATGGTCAGCGTTAGTATTGCCAGCCCAGTTTGGGTCAAAAGCAAGGAGATACTCATGACTAGGGTTTCCGACTAATTCTACTGCGGGGAACTCTCCATCTGGAATGGTGCAAGCGGCCATTTTAGATAATCTAAAGTAACCATCACTCTCATCAATAAACTGAGCGCCAAATTCTCTCTTGAATTGCATCTCCGACATTGTTGCCTTCGCTTGCTTAAGCAGATTTTGATCATATAGTCTCTTAGGAGCGCAATCGTAACTTAATTGCATAATAAGCCTATAAGCATCATCTTTTAATTCATCCTCTTCGTCTCCCTCTTCGTCATTCTCTTTTGCCTCATTCCCAAATATAAGATCTTCATACTTTTTGTATAATCTATACATGTATTCGAATTTAAATGATGGAGATGATAGAATGATTAGCTTGTTGTTGGGCCAAACATACCTGTCTCCCTCTTTCATCTCGCCTTTCTCGATTACTCTGGATTCTAGGTTGTATAATTCCTCTCTCTCGATGGGGTTGTCTACCACACCAAGGAATGGTATGATAACTTCGTTAAAAATCTTTTCTGGTATAGTTAAGAATTCATCCAACACAATCCTATTAAAACGAAATCCACGAAGTCTCTCTCCATTAGCGAGAGGAAGGGCAATAGCCCTAGCCTTACCTAAAGTCATTGTCCATTGGTCAGTTCCCTTTTGAATTCTGAATCCGCATTCTTTAATTAGGCTGGCTTCTGGTTTACTAATGATATCCTCCATTTTTTGGAAGATTTGTTTTGATTGCCTAAAACTTCCTGCGATAACGCCTATATTAGCGCTAGGATTGAGTAAGCACTCTAGTATTACGTAAATCGCCGTAGAGAATGTCTTAGACATGCCGCGAGAAAATACAAACATAGAATAGTCCGAAACCATCATGCCCTTGATCGCCATCGCTTGAAATGGGAATAACTTCACACCCAAAAACAACTCAGATGTAAAGGCTATATTATTTCTAAGAAATTTATATAACAAATACTTAGACTCCTCTTCTCCAAGAGTCCCATCCATTTTCTTTATTAGCTTGTTTAGCTCCTTTGAGGAGTGCTCAAGCCGATATCCTTGTTTTCCTTTTGTCCAAGCCATTTATTCTTTTATCTATAAAATATTGTAAATCCACTCTCCATAAATCTTTCCCATGATACAGTATTAGTGGAATGAGTTTTTTTGCTCCCGCCCTATTGTGAGCGAAAACAATCTGAAGGTTTTCGGGGTAGTCTACAATCAGATTTCTTACATTATGCCACAAGTAACCCAAATTAGACTTAAACTTAGAAAGTTTATTGTGTTCTTCTAGCTTTTCTATAGAAGTCTCCGCAACGATAAACATATATGAATTAAATTGAACACATCTATCCATTTCCCTTCTAAATCGCTCTATATCTTTGCCAAAGGTTTGCCTAAAGTCGTCTTGAGCCTTCCTATCTACAAAGGTTTTAGAATATAACTCTCCTCGCGCCGTATAATCCCCAAAGTCCAACTTGTTAGTTATAGAGTCTTCGAAAGTTAATGGAATCTTTTCTCTCGTATCTATAAACATTGGTATGTCTTGATGACTGGATTCCCAAAACTTTAACGGAAGATTTTTGTTATAGTAGTTTTCTACTTTGAATTCTTTTAAAAAATTAGAATACGAACCCCAAAATTTCTTATAATAAAAAATATTAGCCATTTCCGATAGGTCGTAAAAAAGGTTTGGCGGAGATATATTTATTTCTTTTAGTAGGAACTTTTCTTTTGTCTTGTTTTTAATATAATCTTTAACTTCTTCGGGTGGAGCGGATTCCATCCATGAAACGAAGTTGGAGTGATCATTGAAGTCGTCTCGCATGTATTGGTCATAAGACCTAAACGCAAGTTTTTCGTTTGTGTATAAGTCTCTTTTGTCATAGTGCTTTACATAGTAGTCTCCTATAGCAAGGGTATGAGCTTTTAAGTGAGCATGAAAACTCCTTTTCTTATCAAACTCTTTGTCGCATTCCTTGCAGACGAAATCACTCATAATATTTCTCTTTTGGAGATTCCCAAAATACGCGCTTTATACTCGTCCATGGATTCAAGTCGATCAGCCTCTTCTTCAATTAGCTTGTTTTGCATTTCTGCCATCAGAATCATGCGATCACGCTCTTCTTTATCCTGAAATGCCTCCACTAAAGCGGCAATGCTTCCATTTTGCTCTCCTCTTGCCTTTAGACGCGCCTGACGGCTCCCGTTAAGGTCTTTCGTTAAAGATTCGATTCTCTTCTCGCATTGATTCAATTCCTCGCTAGTGGCCTTTATAAGCTCAGTGAGACGCATTGTTAAATCTCGCTCATTGTCTGTGTCGTTGAGCATCGTGTTCAACTTGTCTATTCTTTGCTGAATATGTTTCTGTCTGACATAGTTAGTGCAAACAGTAATATACAAATTCAACTCATCATTAGTTAAGTCTGGTTTATCCCAAACGGTTCTTACAAACTCACTTTCAAATAAATCTCTATCTGCAACCGTAGAGTATTGGTTGATGAAATGGACAAATCTTGGACTCTTTAGGTAGAAAAGTAGCTTTTCGCACATTTTCCTCTGTTTTGTCTGGATGGTAACCTCGTCAAAATCCTGTCCAGCCCAATCATTGATTTTTTTTATTGATCTTGAGAGCGATTTTGGAGCAGACCACTTGTCCGTAGTCAACATTTCGTTATCATCGATGATTTCAGGCCTATATCGGCGCAAATATTCCATGACTGTTCTATGTTGCTGGCTTAGAGCCTGAATTGCCCTATCTTTAAAAGTCAGTCGAGCCACCTCAAGAGCGTTCATTCCTTTCTCGACGTTACTTCCCATTAAAAATTGCTTTTGTTCATTTGTGAGATCAACTTCCCCGACCTTCGGGACAAGAGTTGTTGTGAAATCCAGACTTTTAGTAATTAAAAATTTTCTCACAGCTCTCCCTTCCTTAGATCGACCATCCAGAGTGTCGTCATTAAATATGATTTGAGTGATACTCTTTAAATCGGGGTTCTTAGGGAACTCATCTTCAATTTTCTCTTTTTGCTCGTCTGTTAATTCTATATCTCTCATAAAATATCGTTCTCACTCATCATTCTAAGAGCAATTTGGTAAAATTTCTTTTTTAAATTGGCGATCTGCTTATATCTTGGTTTTTTTCTGTTGGCTGAATCTGCCTTAAACCCGAATTGCTTAGCTACATCGTTCTCTTCCTTGTTCTCAATATACAATAAAAAATAAATCTTCTTATGTTTCTCATTCAACTCATTCATTACTAATTCATGAAGACGAGTAGAAGAATTATCATAGTCTACATTATCCCTCAATGTAACAAACCCCGTAAACAAACCTTCGTCTAAGGCTAGCGGAAGTTTAATATTATAAGCTTTTTCTTTTTTATTCTTCCATTTAGCAAAATCAGGACACGAAATATCTTGCTCTTTGCTTTTTGTCATCCCACAACTAGTAGCCCCCATATTATGAGGACACCTTAAACAAGGTTTAGCAAAACTAGAATAATTATTCCTTACCAGATTCTTTATCTGATTAGAGATAATCATAGAAGCCCAAGGCTTAAATGGACGCTCCTGATCCCAAAGATGCCATTTTTTAAAAATATGCAATCTGACTATTTGACAAACATCATCATAGTCCATCCATGCTATCGCACTCAATTGCCATTTAGGTCTATATTTTTTTAAAAGATCTTCTAGGTCTGAGCTTTGACTGTCGAAATCATAATCCATCTATATCTTTCGTGCGTGAGGAAGAACAATCTTTAACTGTTTTATCTAAAAGCTCTTTTCCGCTAGGGTCTTTCGACTCGGACCTGTGGAAGTTTCCTCTAGGAGCAGTAGCTTCAGAAGAAGTTACCGATCCCCAAATATCTTCAATGCTTGTCTTGCCTTCGTCCCTCTCAATTACAATGCCTTTTTTCAACTCACTTAAATTAATATCAAAATCATTCTCCGCTTCTTCTTGCTCTTCTTTGGCCGCAGTAGAAACTGCCCCAGCTCCTTGACCACAATTACAACAAAACTTAGGTTTATTAATCTCATATAAAATCTTGAAACCGCAAGATACACAGAAAATCTTATTCATGGCTAATTTTATTAGCTTATTATGCTTTTTTCAATTTTATCTACTAAATAACTTATGATTTTATCTCTCATAATATCTTCCTTGGTAAATTGTAGATGATGCACTCCCAATAATCTACTCTCCTTGTCGTCAAATATATTGCAAAATTTATTAAATCCTGTGCGCCTAATGTCGCTCTGCATACTATCGCCGCATAAGAATAACGTAGTGTTATTAGAAATGCGGGTTATGATAGTTGTAAGTTCTTTTGTTGTCATGTTTTGTGCCTCATCCACTATGACCACCTTACTCCTCCATGTAGCGCCTCGCAAAAAGTTGATCGGGGCCGCTTCTAATACCTTCCTGTCTTGTATTTGTTTTTTTTCTGGCCCATTTAGCAACTCATCCAATTTATCTTCTAACGGACCCATATACGGGTTGAACTTCTCGTCCATGCTTCCTTTCAGAAAACCCATCCCCCTCTCCGCACTTTCAGCCAAACTCCTCAAATATAATATCTTAAGCAACTTGTCTTCATTGTATTTGTATAATGCCGTATACACAGATAAAAATGTCTTCGCAGTCCCAGCTGGTCCACTAATAAATACAATCCTTGTTTCTGGATCTCGCATTATTCTGTGAAATTCCATCTGCTTTTCCGTCAATTCAATATGACCCAACAATAATGAGTTCTGAGTTCTAAACGTCATTTATGTTCTTTGTTACACGCATTAACGATCCGTAGAACCTCAAGTTTATAGAATACACCACCCCCCCGCCGAAATTACGTCAAGCAAAAAGTTCAAGATTCTGAAAAAACCCCTCCCTCTTCTCCCCACAAAAAAAACGCATTTGTATGCAAATAAACCTTTTAATTTATTTTTTTCTGTGGTATAATTCGCCCATGACCAACACCAAAGCTAACATGAAAAACCAAGACATCGCCATTGCCCGACTGACTCAAAAACTTGAGCGCATGGAAGAGATTGCAGTCTTCCGCGTGTCCGATCTTGAGTTCATCGAAATCGTTGAAGTCCTCAAATCGGGCAAGTGGGCCGACTGGCTAGTCGAGTTTTCCTATGAAGGGAAAAAATATCAAGGCTCGTTACAGGCTGGAATCGAAGATACAGATTTCCAGCACGATATAATCGAAT